CTAGCAGCTGTGGAAGCAGTCGAGCGGGCGGGGCGTGCCTTCCGGGCGGCAGGCGCAACGGCCGCGGCCTCGCCGGCCGCCGGGGGAGATGATCAGGAAGGAGTCGCTGGCGGCGGCATTCTCGCCTGCCGTGGCTTCGTCGAAGAACGACTGCGCGACCTTGAGAAGCGTATCGCCGCGTCCGATCGTGTTGATGGCCAGGTCGTCGGTCTTGATTGAGCGCTGGCTCTGCGCGTACTCGGCGGCGAGCTGCAGATAGAGATGGCCTGCGGCGCGGAGCACGTTGCCCGCCTGGGGGATCAGGACCGCCTCGAGGGCTGCGTCTGACCAAACGTAGTAGTCGCCCTGCCCATCGACGGGCGGGGCGAGCGGCTCGAACTGGGTATCGCCGACGAGGGCTCGGAGCTGGCCGACCGCAGTGTTCGGATCGAGCGGAGCGATTCCTGGGTTCACGAGTCCTCCTCGATTGGACCAGCCCGCCCCGAGGGCGAATCACCCGGAGCGGGCTGGATTAGGGGCTTGTTTTACGGCGTGGGTGGAACCACGGTGACCCACTGGACGACGCCGTTGACGTGCTGCAGCGTCTGGGTCTCGGTGGCGTCGTACCCCGGCGCCACGACCGCGAAGGGCTGCGGGTCGTTCAGGACGTGGTTGGCGGGAACGTCGCCGGTGAGGGTGATCGGCTTGGGATTGGCCATGCTGGACTCCTATTCTAGAAGAGCCGCTCCGGCGGTGGGGCTAGGGCGGCTCTTCTTACGAGGCGGGTTACGCCGGGTTGACCTTCAGGACGTACTTGTCGTCCCAGAGAACCGCACCGGTGAAGAGGCGCAGGCGGAACGAGGAGGTGTCTCCGTCGAAGCCACCCTCCCAGACGCCGACCTTGCCACCGCCGGGGAGGTAGCCCTGGTCGGAGCGCACGCGGATCTCGGGAGTCGTGTACCCCTTGAGGTTCAGACGGTCGAGGACCGGACGGGCGGTCGTGCCGGGGGCCGGGAACATGCGCCACTGGTTGCCCGAGAGGCGCGGGTGCTCCTTGATCGTCACGTTCGGGAAGAGGGCCTTGAGATCGGCATCGGGGGCGAGCGTGAGCGCGCCGTTCTGCACGGCGATGATGCGGCCGAGCTGATTGATGTCGTACTCGAGGAACCGCTTCTTGCCCGGCGCTACCAGAACGATGTAGCGAGAGATCTCGCCAATCGGGTTCTTGTTGACCAGGCGAGCTTCGATCTCCGCGGCACCCGCGATCAGGGCGTGAGCCGAGACCGGAGCGTTTGCTGCGACCGGCGTGCCGTCGATCAGCGAGGTGGCGGTGAGACCGAGAGACGCGGACTCGAGGGCCTCGAAGACCTCGGCGATGTGCGTCTTCTTCACCGTGGTCAGGAACTGATCAGGCAGTTCCTGGATCTCGCCCAGGTCGTCGTTGATGACGGCCTCGAAGGTGACGTCCGCACGGAAACCGCGCTTGCGAAGGCGGCTGTAGTAGCTCTCTTCGTCCGACGTGATCGTGACGTGCGGGTACGGCGTACCCTCGGGGACGACCGCGGCAGCGCCGTGCTCGTCGAGCCCGCCGCCGTCTTCACCCTCGGGGTCGTCGCCCGAGATGAGACCGCGCAGGACGACCGGGCGGAAGTCCTTGACGGTGCGCTGGCCAGCGATCTCGCCGATCTCCTCGAGGGCGTCGGGGAGCTGCGGGATCATGTTGACCGAGAGGACGTGCGCGATCGAGTGGCCCACGTCGGTCGACGTGAGCAGCTCGGCGAGCTGCGCCTCTGCGACGCGGCTGGTGGAGGCTGCATCGAGCAGCTCCATCGCGGCCTGCGCCTTTTCCTCGGTGACGCCCGGCTGGGGCTTGATCTGGTTGTCCAGCGTGAACTGGTCCTCGTACTGCTCGAGCAGCGTCTTGATGTCTGTAGCCATTGCTCAGAGTCCGATCGCGATGGGCAGCTTTCCGGCTGCCTTCTGGTAGGTGGCGGAGTAGTTCACGACGCCCACGCGGGTGTTGCTCGTCGAGACGAGCGTCAGCGCGCCGCCAGCCGTGAGGAACACCGGGGTGCCCTGCGGGGTGGAAGTCGGGACGGGGGTCGTGCCCGTGGAGACGATGTCGCGGAACGTGAAGGTTCCGTCGATGGCAACGCCTGCGGCGTACTGTCCGATCGATGTGGCCTTGTCGTTGCCGACGCCGGCTTCGGTGGGCTCGGAGATCTCGTACGGCCCGATCTCCGTCACCTTGCGGGCGGTGATGCCCGTGGTGTTGGTGAGCGAGACGCCGACGACGCCGTTCTGGACCGCGAGCGTCCCCTTCGGAGTCGGCGCAGCGAAGTTCCAGATCTTGACGAGGGCGTCAGTGTGCGAAAACACCGATGCGGTTGCGATAGCCATCAGCGACGGCCTCCCTTCAGGGCGAAGCCCTGCTTGGTGCCGGCGGGCTTGCGTGCCGACTCGATGACGTGGGCGCCGGGCTTGGCGCCGGGCTCCTGGGACTCGGCCACTGCGTCAGCGACCTCTTTCGCGGCGGCGATCTTCTCCGTGACGTCCTTGCCCTCGAGTACCTCGGCCTTGAGGGCCTCGGCGATCTTCTCGGGCAGCTTGGCGTCGTCGATAGCCTTGAGGCTGGCGGCGGCGTCCTTTGCACCCTCGGCGCGAGCGGAATCCAGAGCCTCGGCGGTGGCCTCAGTCTTGGACTCGTCGGCCGGCTTGGCGGACTCGGTCACGAAGTCGAACACCGGCTTGAGGGACTCGGTCATCGCTGCCGCGGTTGCGGTTGCGATAGCCGTGATGTCCTTCTCATCCAGCATGTGTTCTCCTTCTCTCTCCTCCGCCGAGGCTTCGGCAGCAGGTGTTTCACCCTCGGGGAGCCCAAGGGAAGATTCGATGGCGCGGAGGGATTCCTCCGCGCGCTTGATGCGCCCACCGCGGCCTGCGGCGACCACGACATCGACAGAGCGATACGGATCCTCGGCGTCGAACTCTCGGACGTTGAGCCGGCCATCCTGCAGAGTTTCGCCCTCGGCGCCGCAGAAGATAGACAGGCCGACGATGTCGCCGAACTCCTCGAGGAACTCGACGTACTCCTTGCGCGGCTTGTAAGCAGCGAGCAGTGCCCGCTTGCCTTTGTCCTCGCCCACGGACACATTCACAATGCGACCGGCGATGGATTCGACCGGGCGAAGGTGTGGCTTCTGCGGGTCGATGGGATGATTGAGGAAGGAGGCGACGTTCTCAAAGACGTGCTCGCTGGCCCCCTCTTCGAAAAGGTGGGGACCATAGCTGCCTGACGATCCTTCACCCTCCGTGATGATCACGATCGGGTAGGTGCCGTCGCTCTTCTTCGGCGCGAGCTTCGCGGCCTCCTGAATGAACAGACGCTTTCCCATGAGATCAACGCTAGACGCGAATTTGGCCCTTAATTCTGGATGTCGTTGCGAGTGTCCGTCGGTCGGCCGTCATCGCCGCCAGCGCCCTGACTGCGACCCTGAGTCGGCGAGGCCGCCTGCGCGCCACCGGAAGGCGCGCCGCCCCCGCTGCCTGAAGAATCCGCGTCGATGTCACGGCGGTTCAGGGAGTTCTTGTTGTTCGGGATGAGGACGCCGTCGGGGATCTCGTAGCCGCCGGGGACGCCGAAGATGTCGTCGATCTGTTCGGCCGCGTCCTCGGGGGTCATCAGGCCCTGCTGCCACTTCAGAACGACGGCCTGCACCTTGCGGTATAGCTCCGCGGCGTCGGCGAGCGTGCGGAAGTAGACCTTGATCTTCTTGGCGGCGTCGCCTTTGCCTGCCATCCAGCGCAGCACGCGCATGTCCAGCTCGACGTGCTCCTCGCGCCGGGATTCGACGGCGAGGCGGGTGGGCTCATCCAGCGTGGCGGCGCTGCCGTAGCTCGAGCCGGCGTCGCCAGGGTTGGAGGTGAGTGCGATGTTGGAGACGTCGAGGTTGGAGGCGATGACCGCGATCACTTCGCGGATGCTGCTGAAGTCGTAACCCTTGCCGGCGGTGCTCATCGCTGAGAGCGCGTTCCCGCCGCCGATGCTCGCCATCGAGCCGGCGCCGTTGGGTGTGGCGTAGGCGTTCTGCTGGTTCTTCGCGCCGGCGGCGCTCGTGCCGGTCGCCGCGTACAGGATGGTGGCCATGGCTTCCGAGACGTCGAGGCCGTCCATGTACATCTGCTTGGCGTAGTTGTTCCAGATCCACGCGCCGAGAGCATCGGGGAAGCCGAACTTCCATCCTTCGACCGTGTTGGCGTGCATGTCGAACGCGGTCCAACCCTCGGCGACTTCCTCGTCCTTGCCGTCAGTCTTGACCGTGGGCAGTTGCTCGCTCTTGTAGGTGTCGACGAAGTACCAGCGGACCTGGTCCGCATACTTGCCGTCGGACTGCCGCTGGCTCCATGCGCGGCGGTAGGCCCAGATGATGGACTCGTCGTCAGGGTCGCTCATCGTGTCAGTGATCTGCGAAAGGGGGACGCTGTGGAGAATCTTCGTGGAGTCCTCGCCCACCCACAGCGCGAGACCTTCGGAGTAGAGGCGCTTCTCGCGGCGCGTTCGCGCCTGGGGAGCGAAGAATGCGCGCTGATTGATCGGGTTGTCGATCAGCTCCTGGACGTTCGTTCCCTTGCCGCGGCCCTCAGTGGGGATGTCGTCGTACTGGATCTTGCCCTGCCAGACGTAGGTCGAGCGGAGACTGAAGCCCTTCTTCATCCAACCGACCATGGAGGACTCGAGGATGCGCTCCGCCCATCGCTGCAGGTCGGAGAGTTCGAGCCCTTCGGTCGGTCGGGCGTTGCCGCCGCGGAAGATGTCCCACCCCTTGTCATCCAGCGCGAGCTGGGCGCGGACGTTGTCCAGGCCCTCCTTGATGATCGCCTGCGCTCCCGCCGCTCCGGCCGTCTCCGTCGTCTGGGCGGCCGTGAGGACATTGAGCATATCTTCGATGATGCGGTTTTCGCGGGGCATAGCTCAACGTTAGGCGCGGATTAGGCGCTTAATTCTGGTCCTATACGGGCTGAACGCGCCGCGCGCGTCGCTGCTGGGTGAGTTCTCGGCCGAATTCACGAGCCGGCACCGCCTTGGAGTCAGCCTCTTCTTCGGGGATCAGCACCCGCAGCGAGGCGTACATGGCGGCGTCCGCCCGGTCTGGGGAGCCGCCCATCATGGTCTTCATTTTGTCCTTGGGGTCGATCTTGATCGCCCCGCTCACCAGCTTGTAGGTGATGAGCATCAGTTCGTCCCGGAGGAGGTTGTCCGCAGAATCGATGTCGAGGAGGCCGTCGCGCATGAGGTCGGCGAAGTGGTCGTGGATCTCGTCGCGCCAGATGCGCCAGCGAGAGATGTCACTCGAGGATCTGGAGCCGATGACGCGGATGACTTCGTACTTCCGATCGGCGAACTCCGGAGACCGCATGAGGTCAGTGGCTACGCCGGAGCCGACGGCGTTGCCGTCGATGCGGACTTCGGTGGCGCCGAGGTGCTTGGCGATCGCGTGGATCCGCCGCGCGTTCGTCAGCGTGTCCTCCTTCGACCAGACGCCGGTGGTCTCACGGGTCTCGGCGCCATCCTGGTACAGGATCGTGTCGGCGAAGAGGCGGAGGTGGCCGCCGCGGTTGACGTAGACGACGGACTCGTCATCACCGGTGGTCGCGATGTCGCAGCCGAGGATAACTGGCGTCTCGGGCTCGTACTCGATCTCCGTCTCGCGGGCCTTCGTGATGTGGTCCTCGGCGAAGAACGTGTTGTCGGCGTCGCCGGGGAACTCGCCCATCACCTTGGCGAGGAAGCGGCCGTTGGGTGTGCCACCCTCGCGCCGCATGTACTGGTCGTCGTCCGGGTGCTCCTCGTCAGGGATCAGGTCGCCGCCGACCTTCCACGCCCGCTCCTTGTGCGCGATCCAGAGCTTGCTCGTGAGGCCGGAGAGCATTCCCGCTTGCTTCGCTGGGTCGTCGGGGTAGACGATCTCCCCGGTCATCGTCGGCAGCTCGTAGGCGGTGATCGTGTGCAGGTTCCAGTCGGCGCCGGCGTCGGTGTTGAAGAGGTTGTAGAACGGGGTCGCGCGGTGGTCGGGGTTCCCGATACCAAGGATTCGAGAGTCGAGTCCTGTCATCACGGCCTCGGCCGCGGTGAACAGATCCTCCGGGAGGCCGCCCATCTCATCGAGCCCGACCAGCGTGCGGTACTTTCGCGTTCCCTGGAACGCGGAGACGATGTCGGTGTCGGCGGGGCGCTTGCCGATCGCGATCGCCTCCTTACCTGAACCGTCAGGCTTCTGGTAGTTCCATTCGAGTTGTTCGCTGATCCAGCCGATCGGGCGCTGCCCACCGCTCTCTTTCGCCTGGGTTGCCATGTAGCCGTAGGCGTCTTTCAGGTACTTGAAGATGACGGACTTGATCTGGTCGCGGCCGTTCGCTGAGAACAGCGCGAGGGACTCCTCGGGCGGGAAGGCAGTGACCCACCAAACGCCGAGGTCCGAGACGGCGAAAGACTTCCCGCAACCGTTGGCGCTCTTGATCGCGTTGCGGATCTTGCCGTTGGTCGGCGTCGCACACTCGACCATGATCCCGGCCATCTTCTCGTAATAGCGGCGTCCGAGAACGTCGGACGCCCATGCGAGATAGTCGTGCTGGTAGATGCGCTTCTTCGACTTCTGGACGAGTTCCTCCATCGCCAGGTCAAAGGAACGCGCGCTGATCGCAGAGGTCACGATGCGTTCTCCAGATAGGTGATCGCTGCGCGCAGAGTGTCGATGTCGTCCCCGAAGGCGCCGAGGCCCATGTTGCACGAGGTGCAGAGCACGCCTCGAACGCACTGTCCGCAGGCTGGTGAGACAGGGCAGCAGGCGTGGTCGTGGTCGATGGCGAAGTCCAAGCCTCCCGGCTCGTCACTCCCGCAGATGTCGCAGGTTACATCCGCCAGCAGCTCGACCAGGCGCTCATCGGAGATCCCGTACCGCATGGCGCGGCGGTGATGCTTAGCGCAGACGGTGCGGCCCCGTGCGCCGCGCTGACAGCGCGGCATTGCGCACGGGACGGTCACCTCGATTGCTTGCGGTGAGAGACCCCGCTTGGTCTGGTAGTAGTGCGTCGCGCAGAGGTCTGTGCTGTAGTGCGCACGGTCACAGCCCTCGAACGAGCAAGTTGCGCCAGACGGGCGCCGCGCGCGAATGTCACGGGTCTCGCCGTACAGCCGGAGATGTCGCAGGTGGGAGTGGCAAAAGCCGCTCCCCTTGCAGAAGCGCCCGCACGAGACGTGTGAGCAGACCGCGTCAGCGATGACCTGGCTCAATCCTCCACCGCTTTCTGTTCGATCACGGTCTGCGCGTGCCGCATCGCCTCGATGACGAGCTGGTCCCACAGGTCTGGGTCGACTTCCGAGCGCAGCGCGCCCTTCATGTAGGAGAGGCTTTGGTCGACGACCTGCCCGAGGACGCGCGCGACGTTCAAGTCGTACGTCTCGAGGTCAATCTTCGTGGCCTCGCGGCGCTTGTCGAGGCGAGCGCCGATCTCCTTGAGGAAGCGCAGCTGCACGAGTGCGTTGTCCAGGTCGAGGTACTTCTCTTCGAGTTGGGCGAGGATGTTGCGCAGCCGGTAGAGGACCAGCTCGTCCTGTTCGGCAGCATCAACCCACCGCTTCGAGGTGAGAAGCACCGTCTTCTGGGCTGCGACTCGTTCGGGAGTGATGACGCCGCCGAGCCGGCGGGAGATCTCCTCGGCGGATTCGGAATCGCAGTACCGGAGGATCGTCTGGTCGATCTTGCTCAGCACGACATCAGTGGACATCCCCCAAGTCTAGGGCGAATTACGTGCGTAAAGCGTGAACATCGTGTTATGCTCTACTCGTGTGATGGTGTGTCCCCGCCGGTGAACTGAAGGCCCCACCCCCATGATGCCGGATTGTTAACCCGGCGGAGGGGTGGGGCCTTCTGTTTGTCTCGGACTATTTCGTCTTGCCAGCCTTCGGCATTGAGGCCTCGAACTCGGCGTTCGCCGCCAGCAGTTGCTCCAACGCAGGATCGGCGAGGAGATCCGCATCGAGCGACTCTTGCTCGGCGGTCGGCGGCGCGGGGGGCGCATCCTTCGGTTCGGCCCACAGCCACGGTGCGCCCTTCTTGCCAAGGATCGCGGCGTCGACCAGCGTCTTGACGATCCCGCGGATGTCCTGGCCGCGCCCGTTCGGCGAGAAGGCGTTCACGCTGAATGCCTCGTTGGGCATGTTGTTGATCCAGATGGAGTTGAGGTGCGCGCCACCCAAGAGGTGAGGCTCGATCACCTTGAAGAAGTCCTTCACCTGCTCGCGGGTCCACTGGTGCTTCTCGCTCATCAGGTCGTGGTAGACGCCGGCGAGAACGCGCAGCATGGCGGGGGAGCCCAGGAGAGTGGTCGACCGCAGTGTCTCGACCGAGACTTGGCCGATCTTCATCGCCTCAAGCTGCGGGAACGTCTCGGACACGAGGTCGAGGAACGAGCGCGCATCCTCGGCGACCTTCTGATCACCGAGGATTCGCTCCTGCACCTTGCCGATTCGGCCTTCAAGCCCCACCTGCACGGCGCGGATGATGTCGGCGACGTGGCGTGCGGTGGCGTAGTCACTGCTGTTGCGCTTCAGGCGATCGTTTTCGAGGTCAACGCGCTTGTCGAGAAGGGGGTGCTCGAGCACGGTGGGCAGCGCACGGTTGACGACCTTGAAGCTGTCGAAGCGTGAGCGCACGGAGGCGGTGATGCCGAGCGCATTGTCTGCGATGTCGAAGAACATCTGACGGTACTCACGGGTGTCGTCGGTCACCTGTAGTTCGACGGAGACGCGCTCTGAGCTGAAGCGATCCTCGAGTGATCGGGCGGCGCGCAGGGCGGCCTCGGCTTCGCGGACGGCCGACGAGGTCTTGTCTCCGTGCTCGGCGCGCATGGCCCGTGCTCGGAAGTCCTGCGCCTTCTCGATTTGCTGGGCGATCAGCTGTAGTGCGATATGGAAGCCGAGGATACGGTGTTGGCCGTCAAGGATCTGAATCTTTGAGGCGGAGCGCTTCGGGTAGGACATGACGCCCCACTGCGCGAAGCCGTCCGAGGGCTCCATCTCGGAATCGAACTTGAAGATGGAGGGTGCCCGCAGGATGATGCCGGGAATGACCCAGCTCTCGCGCGAGAGGTAGTAGTCGGCGAAGGCCTTCGCGTGGTTCTCCCGGATGGCGCGGTTGCCAGGGTTCGGGACGCTCGGATCCGGGCGCGGAACCATGTTGACGATCTGTGCGGGGGACAGCGAAAGCCCGAAGACCGTGCGCCCACCCTGCTTATAGCGGGTCGCGTACGTCTGCTCTTCGGTCGCGATCCCAGCGACAACGCGGTCGCGTGTCGGTTCAGTAACGGTTTTGGCCACGAGAGGTCCCCTTCAATAGTGACGTGAATATGTACTTTACGCTCTAATTTGGGGGCGGCGCAACAACGCGCGGGGGAGAGCTGACTTCAATGTCGGAGGGCTCCGCCTATGCTTCTGAGCATTCGAAGAAATGTTCTAATGAGGACCGACGGAGGGGTTGGCCAGTGAAGACCGAGACAGTCAAATTCAAAGAGTTCGATGGAGGAAGGTCCGTGGAGATGCAGAGCGCCCCCGACTTCGTGTTCGTCGAAGCCGGGGGCCACTGCTACGCGTTCGATCGCGCACTGTTCCTACATGGAGTGTCGAAGCTCCTCGGGATCTCCGTCATCCTCGAACGCGACGTCGAAGGGGACTTTGCGCTCCCCTGACCGGTGACCGGCGATGACGTCCGCCTTCGCCTCCAGCTCGGCCAGCGTGCCGTCATTCAGGAGGGTCGAGTGGAAGTCGTCCGCCGACACTGAGTTCTCGCTGGCGTGCGCCGCGGTTCCAGCTGTGGGGGCATGGACACCTGGACGCTCGATCCAGAGGGCCTGACCACCGAGCTGCGCGATCATCCTGACTTCGTTGGGGAAGCGGATGCCGGTCACCACGACAGGGTGGCCGGCGGCGCGGTGATCGTCGATCTTCCGGGCCATGATCTGCACCCAGACGTTCTCGCCGATCATGTTGCGGCCGACCTCCGTCCCGAGCTGCTGCAGCAAGCGCCGCACCTCGGGAATCTTCTTCGCCTCTACGTACCCGACCTCCGCGATCAGCTCGGAGTATCTAGCGAATTCCACCTCGGTGTCGTAAACGTTCCCGTAAGCCTCGACGATCGGGTCGATCGCGAGCATGGCCTCGTGGAGTGCGTCCGACATCCCGAGCTTGACGTATCCGTGCTTGTCGACCAGGCGATCGGCGAATGCGTCCTTGCCGGAGCGGAGGCGACCGCCGAGACCAATGAGGGGTTGCGAGAGGTTCATGCGGGCACCCCCAGCCCGTCGATGAGGAGGGGCATCTCCGCCCAGTCGTGGAGCCGTGCGCGATCGGTGACGTGCCTGTTGTAGGCATAGTCGCCGAAGACGATGTGCTTCCAGGTCGGCTCCATCGAGCCACTGATCTTGGGCTTGTCGTCGATGAGGAAGTCGCCGTGCACGATCGTCTTGTCGTTGGTCAGCACGAGGCGGGAGGCCCAGTGCGAGCCGTAGTGGCGCATGATCCACGCGAGCTTGTCGCTCGCGCACGTCGGGTTCGAGATGTACGGGCTCGAGACGATCCGCACGTCGTGGCCGGCCTTGACGGCAGCCTTCAGCGCCTCTCGGGCGCCGGGGATCGGCTCCAGCCGGCTATAGAAGCCCGGCTTGGTCATGATCTGTTCGATGAGCACCTTCTCGGCATCAGTGCGGCCGAAAGTGAGATCCCACTGCGCCTGGAAGGCGGTTCGCGGGATGTTTGCTGCGGCGTCGCCGGCCAGATCGAGGCAGCGGTCGAACTCGTCACCCCAGTGGGCGATGACCGCGTCCATGTCGACGAGAATGCGCATCAGAACTCCCGTCCGTAGTCGATGCCAGTGACGCGGAGCTTCTTGCCCAACAGCCACGACCGGGCCTCGGGAATTCCCGCGTAGCTCGCGACCTCTGGGCGCAGGTAGGCGAGCGTCAGGTGCGGCTTGTACTCGGCGAACGAATCGACGTGCGGCAGGATGCTGAGCGCCGCGTTCATCTCTGCCAGCTCGTCACCGCCGAGGCGTGCCACGAGGCAGCCGTAGGGGAGGTCGGCGTAGGGGGACTCGAAAACCTCGATATCGACAACCTCGACCGACACCTCACGCGGCCATCCGATCAGCTCGTTGATGACGTCCTTGCGCTGATGCGATGGCGTAAGCAGTCCGTACTTTGCGGTGACGTGAGCGCTGGCCTCGGCCACGGGGCCCTGGACCCAGTGTCGCCAGTCGCCGTCCGGCGCGTAGACATAGTCGCTCTCAATGATCCGTACACCCCAGGACTGCCTATCGAGCTGCTCGCGAACGTCGAGCGGATCGAACGTCAGTCCAACGAATCCGAGCCGCTTCATCTCGACGCCGGCGGCGTCGAGAATGTCATCGCGTCCGATGAACTGGTTCTTGTCTGCGGCAGCCATCAGCTCGCCTTCCTGAGCGCGACCGGATCCACGATGCGGGTGTCGAGCCCAACCTGGATGATGGCCTGGCTCGCGGCCAGGCCATTCGGGGCGCCGAGGTACTTCACGAAGGTGGCGCGAGTGGGGCCGGCGAAGACGGTGTCTCCGGGCTTGAAGTCGTTCATGAGTTTCTCCTTATCGAAGTTGAGGTGCTGTCGTCGGGGGCGCCGGTGATGGTTGCGGCCTCGACGGCCTCGAGCACGATCGTCCGGCCGTCGTCGAGGCGGTACGCGCGCCATTCGACGTTCGGGTCGCGGTCGATGAGCTTCCCGAGTGGGAACCGCCAGCGCTCGTCCGGCTTGACGAGACCGACGTGGCTGCCGGGGTTGAGGGCGACGGTGGTCATGCCGGCTCCATCACTCGCTCGACGGGCATGAATGCCGTCAGCTTCTCGACAGGGAACGTGCGGATCATCCCGGTGAGCCCGGAGGTGACGGTGGCGTACGCGACGTCGTCCGCGGCCTGCTGGAAGCTCAGGATCTTCCAGGTCGTCTTCTGCGTGAGATCCGCGGCCGGGCCGACGAACACGGTGTCGCCGACCCGGTGTCCATGCGAGATGGCGATCGCGCTCATTCGGTGCGCTCCCAGATCTTCGGCCATTCGAAGCGGTGCGAGCGCAGGCCCCGGTCGGTGCCGAGGATGCGCGCGATGCCCGGCCGGCGGATCTCGACCGACGCGACCTTGTCGATGTCATGGCCGAGCGCCTCGATTAGCGCCTTAATCCGCTCGCCGGGCGTGGCCTCCTCGATGATCGCATCGGCGATCTCGACCGCGCCGGGCTCGATCGAGACGGGGGGCGCAGCCTCGCCGACGGGCACCGCGGGCTCGGTAAGCACCGCGAGCAGCGCTTCGTCGGCTTGCGGCTTGGTGTTCTTGGCGGATGCCATCAGTTCTCCTCGTTGTTGAGCGCGGCCTGCTCGGCCGCGAGTTCGCGTTGGATGGTGGGGAATTCGGCGATCGTGCGGAGCTTGCCCTTCCAGCCGAAGACTGGCGCCCGCTCCATGCCGGCGTCCTTCAAGCGCTGCGCAGCCGCCTCGTCCTCCTCGACGTTCACCACGGTGTACGGAAGGGCGGCGGCGTCGAGGCGCTTCATCACCGTGTTGCAGGTGGCGCAGATCGTGGTCTTGTAGATCTTGAGCTTGTTCGCCACAGTCACAGCTCCAGGCCAGACGGTCGCGTGGGCAGCTCCAGGGTCTGCGCGGTAGAGCCGAAGCGTGCCTCAAGCTCCAGCACCTTCGCGCTCACTTCCCGCAGAACCTTCACGAGATCCGCGAGGCGGAACATCCCGAGCACGCGCTCCTCGCCGTCCTCGGGGTCGATGTACTGCAGCTGCACCTCGACGATGTCCCTGTTGCCGGGGCGGGGCTCGGCAAAGAGCACGCGCCTGTCCTCGGGGAGGAAATCGTCTTGGCCGGTGGCCTCGAGCTTGATGGTCATTTGTGGTCTCGCTTTCTGCGCCAGAGGGGGCGCCGTGTGGCTTGGATCGCGGCGTGCTGCGCCGCAGGGAGTGGGGGAGTGAGCGCGGCGGCGATGTCTCGGCCGTCGAACTCGCCGAGCGTCACCCAGCGATCGTCCTCGCCGTCGAAGTCATCGGTGTAGGTGTGGCTGATGCGGACGGTGCTCGTGTGAGCGCTGAACGCGATGGCTAGGGAGTTGCGGCCATCGCGCGACTCGAGCGTCAGTGTCTGTTCGAGCGCGGTCATGCAAACGCTCCCGGCGTCGGGCCGTTGTGGTGGCTGATGAACGCCAGCACACCGAAGAGGACGAACAGGGCAACAAGCGTCCAGTAGGTCACCGCATGGATGCCGGAGAACGGCAGCCGCATGATCGCGCCGAGTGCAGCCTGCCCGAGCGCCATCAGGCCCACGGTGAAGCTGGCGAGGATCAGCACGCCGGTCACAGCGAGGCCGCCATCACGAGTCGGAAGTTCCGCGCGTACTGGATCGACCACTCGATGTCGGATGCCGCGCGGTGCGCCTGGTCCGTGTCCGGTACGTCGAAACGGGCGACCTGCTCGGGGACCAGCGGCAGCGACGCCACCGTCTCCTGCAGCGTCCGCACGTCGAAGTTCCGGTAGTGGACCATGTCGTCGACCTGTGACGTCTTGCGAGCGAGCATCCGGCGGTCAAACTCGACGCTGCTCCCGAAGAGGTAGGGTTTCTCGCCGAGCGGAACGCGGTTGTTGACTGCGATCTGCATGTCGGCGACTACCGAATGGAGCGAGCGGCGGGGCCCGCCGGGTCGGATGGCGTCGAGGAGCAGCCCGTTCTGCTCGTGCATCTCGTATGCGAAAGGGCTCCGCTCGAGCAGCGCGATGACGTCATCTCTCTTGTTCGCGATGACGGCCGACTGGATCGGCACGATCTCCTCGAGATCGGGGCCGAGCAGACCCCACGCCACCTCGAGGATCAGATCATCATCGATGAGCCCGGTGGTCTCGATGTCTACAGGCAGGAAGTAGGTCATTAGCTCGTCCTCTCAAAGGCTTCCGGGTCGACGATGGGCGGCGGTGGCCACGCGCCTTCCGTGGCGACGCCACCGTTCCACCAGCGTGACTTCATCTCCTGACCTGCGGGCGTGATCGGGAGGTCGTTGAAGATCGGGCCGACGTAGTGGGGGATCCGGCTGAAAGCCAGCCCCGTGAGGATGCCGGCGATGAACGCGAGGGTCTTCATTCGTCGCCCTCCTTCACGAAATCCGGGTGCGTCGGGCACTCAGGGGTGCACGTCGCGTGTATCGGGGCGTCGATGTCGACCGAGTACAGCCAGTCGAGAAACTTGCCGCGCAGCTGTGCCTCGTTCAGGCGGCTCGCCTGGGTGGTGAGCGCCTCGGCATTCTCGGAACGCTGGATGCCGATGTCGGGCCTGGTGTTGTTCGGCCAGCGACGCAGGAAGTCTTCCTCGTCGGGCACCCACTTGCCGTGCTCGTCCTGCTTCACGGCACGCTTGGTGGCGTTCAGGATGAACATGGTCGGTGCGGTTGCGGTGGTCATGCCGATACCTCCGGTTCGATCTCGATGGCGGGAAGGATGGCGTCCGGCTCCGAGATCTCGGCCTCCAGGACGGGGATGAACTGGTCGAAGATCGCCATGGGGATCTTCAGGTTCACCTTGACGGCGATCTGGCCGGACTCGAGCGCCGGCTTCCTGACCTTCATGGCGGCCACGCGGGGTGGCTTCCACGTATGCGAGTGCGGCTCGAGGATGAGGTAGACGGAGGTGGTGCGAGTGTCTCTCATCGCGTGCCCCTCTCCCGGATGGTCCAGCCGTTCTCCGCGATCGCGGCCTCGAGGGCTGCCACGGCGGTCGCAAATGTGGCGCCGTGACGGGTCATCTCCACGCGCTCACCGGTGGAGAGGTAGCCGTCCAGGGTCGCGGTCCACTGGTACGTGACCATAGGCTCTGCGCTGGAGAGGCCCGTCTCCTCATCCAGCACGTCCTCGGTCGCGTTGATCGAGCGGCGAGTGACGTACGGAGCGGTCATGCTCGGTACCCCCGCGAGTCAGTCTCGCCCGGAGCGGTCGCTCGAATGGTGATCCAGCTGCCCCAGAGAGGGCCCTGGCTGGCTACGTACGCCTCGGCGTCATCCACGGACGCGAACGGGCCGATGTAGCGCGGCAGCTGGTCGCTGTGGCCGGAGTCCCGACCCAGCTCGGCCTCGATGAAGAACGGCTTGTCGGTCATTTCGATCCCCTGCCGAAGATGACGCTCAGGATCAGGAGTGTCGGCAGGATGAGCCCGAGGACGTTGGACAGCGTCGCCGGGTGACCGTTCGCCAGTTCCACGATGCTCGAGGCGAGCCAGACGAGCGCCACGAGAGCGCAGAGCCCAGCCGCGAGAGCGAGGGCCACGATCACTGCCCCCAGGCCGACGAGCGACCAGTCGAAGGGCCGGCGGCGCGTCTGCCTGGACGCGAGCCGCTGTGCAACGGTGGGACTCATCGCGCCACCGGGCCGCGCTGGGCGTTCGGCATCTGCGGGCCGCCGGTCTTGGCGACTCGCGCCGTGTGGCCGGTTTGCATGTGCGTGAGGCGCGGCGCGTCGAAGACGGCCTCGATGACCTGCTTGCGCTCGGTGTCATACGTCTCGAGGCAGACCCGCTCGCAGGCGTGCTGGAAGAACGACACCGAGGTGGCGACACCTTCGAAGCCGGTCTGCTTGTCGATGTAGCGCTCGCCCGTGATGATGTCGCTCTCGTAGGCGTGCTTCCTGCGTGCTCCGATGGTCATACTGCGCTCTCCTCTGCTTCTGCGCTCAGGAGCGCGGTGATGGTGGTGGGGTCTTCGGTGACGGCGGACAGGAGTTCGATCAGGTCGCCGAGGAAGGCCCCGATCCCGTCGTTCGGCGCGGCGTTGCTCAGTGTGACGCTGACCTCCACCTCGGTCTCCGCCTCGTTCATGTCGATGTCGATCAGGATCCGCATGGGGCCGGTCGGGCCGAAAGCGACCGTGCGCAGCTCGCCGGTGGAGCCGCCTGGCGGGAAGTTCTTGATCTGGATGTTGACGGCATCCGGGCTGGTCTCATCGGTCACTTCTTGCCCTCCGACTTCTTCTTGGCGGGCTTCTTCGGGACTGGCTCCGGGGTCGTCCCCTTGATGTCGTCGATGCGGATGCGACCATCGTCGAAGATGCTCGCGAAGACGGCGGCGCCTCCGGCCGCCGGGTCGAAGCCGATGCGCGGGTAGTAGAACGAGAGCTGCTGCGCCGGGGCGAGCCCGGCGACCTTCTTCTCGGTGGCCTCTCGCTCGTCGGCTGCCTTCTTCTCTGCGCGGACCTCGAGCGCGGTCTGGATGTCGGCCCAGAAGCGGTCGGTGTCGTGACCCAGCGTGACCTGTTCGATGTCGCCGCGCTTCGTGACCTTGGGGTAGCCGTGACGCTCGTACCCCTTGATCTCGAGGGCGTTGAGCAGGGCGGCGATCGTGTTGCGGCGGGCCAGATCTGCGGCGGTGCGCAGTTCTGCAGCCCAGCGCTCGGCGTCCGTGCTCGAAGCGTCCTTCGGGGCGGTCCAGTACGTCGTGAGCAGGGGGCCATGCGTGCCAACAGATGCGGGACCGGGGCTGGAGGTGAAGCCGGCCTTCCGAAGAGTGGTCTCCGCACGCTGCTTATCCCACTCGAGCTGTTCGATGCGGTCGCGCTGCTGCTCGACGCGGACTTCGTGGGATGAGACGCGCGATTCCGCGGCTTCGCGGTCGCTCTCCGAGCGCTCCAGCGCCTCGCGGAGCTGGCGGCGCGTCCTGGGGGTGGGGGTCGCCATCAGAACTTCCTTCCGTGCTTGTGGGCACGCGTGGCGTTGTACGCGAGCTTCTCGAAGATGATCGAGGCTAGGTCGAAGCCCGCCTCGTGGGCGAAGTCGAAGGAGCGGATCACGATGTCGGCGATCTCGGAGGGGACGCCCTCCGGCTTGCCGATCGCGTCGTCCAGGACGTCGGGCTTCTCGCCGGCTGCCCAGGCGTAGGTGTCGCCGTTGACCTTCGCGGAGTACCAGGTCTCGTCGGAGCGGCGGCCGTTGCGGAGCTCCTCGATCGCTTCGGCAGCCTCGGTGACGATGAGGGCGAGGCGGGCGGTCTGGTAGTTGCGGAGGATCGCCTCCCAGTTCTCCTCTGGATCAGGCTTGCCATCCGGGCCCTCGGACAGACCGCCCGCGCGGTTGATGGAGCGGACGGCGTCGAGCTGGTCGCGGATCTTCAGACCCTCCTCGTGGAAGCCCTTGGCGGCGTTCGCTTCGCCGATGCGCTTCTGGATGTCGCGGAGTACGTTCTGCACGAGGTCCGGCGGGAAGTGAAACTCGCGCTTGTGGACGATGCCGGCGGGGTCATAGCCCACCCCAGTGAAGCCGCTCACGCGGGGGCCTCCGTCGGGATCTCGACCTTGCTGAGGACGGGGAGGGCGCCGAGGTGAAGGAGCACCGTCCGCTCGACGTACTCGCCGATGGTCTTGGCGTACTGGGCGGGGTCGGCACCGTGCGGGTGGTCGAGCTTCGACCCGTAGGTGACGTCCTTCTCGCCTTCGGTCTCGAAGTCGAGTCGGATGCTCGTCGACCTCTTGGGCGGTTCGACCGGTGCCGGCGGCGTCTCGGGCGTGATCTCCGTGCCGTCGGCGAGATCGGGCTGGGTGAGCGTGGGGTCAGTCATGAATGGTGCTCCCTTGTCTGTGCGTGGGTGTGGTCTGCGCCAAAACTTAGGCGTGTAATTCACCATACATGATGTTTAAGGGCGTGGGAAGAGTCCCACGAAAAGTTCCTCAGAGACGCGAGATGCCCCTCGGGCGGGAGGGGCGCCGAGGGGCTCGAGCGGACCACTCGCTCGCTGTCCTTTGTTGCCGAGGGGCGTTGGGACACGTCCAGCCTACGGGTGGATCTGGGCCTTAATTTGGGCGGGGGAGCCGCTCACTCGGCCGGTGCGTCGGTGCGGTACATCCGCGAGGCGGCGGTGGCCATGATGCCGAGGGCGTCGCCGATCTCGGCCCACGTCATGCCGGCCTGGCGGGCGGCGTGGATCGCTGCCCAGCGGGTGCGCCGGTAGTTCTCGGCGCGGAGCGCGATCAGGCGCTGCTCGGCGGCGGCTCGGGACGGGCTCTCGTTGGACATGATGTTCATCATAGGGTGAAACGGGCGGCCTGGGAAAGCCCGATGCGTCAGCCGCGGAACGACAAGGGCTGTGCGTCGCGGCGTGCGCGGTCCCGCTCGCGTGATGCGTGAACCTCGAGCGCGTCGAACGTCCGGCTGCCGACCTCCTTGGCGTGCAACGACAGCAGCCAAGCGGTGAGGGCGAGGCTGATGAGTCCGGCGCCGATCGAAAGCCCGAGGATGTTGGCGGCGGCCGTCTGCGACGTTTCGAGGAAGGATCCGCGCGGCCAGCTGAGCGCGGAGACGAGGAGGAAGACCAGGCCGAGCAGGAGCGAGGTCAGCGAGACGATGGCGAGCGGCTTCATGGGCCCGAGTGTAGCGGTCGACCGGCATCCTGCGCGCCCGGCGGTCGATAACCTTATCGCCGGCGCCGCAGCTCCGCCAGTTCCGCCGCTGATGGAAGGCAAAAATTTCTGGAACGCAGTGAAAGTGGGACGTTTCCCACCAGGAAACGGCTGAACAGCACCAAATTTGTACGGTGGCAGCCCAACCCAGGTCACGCGCCCCGCCCGCTGCACAATCCGTCACCTTTGCCGCGTGCTTCCAATGCGTCGCGCCGCCCGTTCACCCGCGACGCGGCCCCGCGCCCCGCTGTGCGCGCCGTTGCGCCCCGCCTTGGGCTATCGCATGCCCTAGGTGTGCGGGTGTGTTGTGCGTGGCGTGGAGCGCGTGCCCTGCCCTGGCATGGGGGATGGGTGCCCCTGCCTACTGGCCTCGCATGCGCCAATGTAACGGATGGGTAACGGTCTCGTTTTTAGGTCTTTATCGCGATTAACGTAATGTTCAACACCTTGGTACGGATGCCGGGGTTGGACGAATGGGATCGCATCATGGCTAACACCTTCACCCTTACCGATACTGAACTCGCATGCGGCGTCACTCTCGGCGCCGTGCACGCGGCGCGGGACCGTGGCCTAGTGCGGGATGAGCGTTCTGTCTTCGTCGCAGAGCGCCACCAGGCTCCCGCTGTGGCAGGTGCAGCCGCACGCATGGCCCTTGGTGGCCCTGTGGAGTTTTCACACCTGGCCTACGGATGCCCGGTCTACCGTCTGGTGCGTGCCTGATGCGCCGCTACGCGGTGCGCGTGCTGTCCTATGGCCGATGGGGATGGGAGCAGGGACCGGCGCTCACGCTGACAGAGGCTGCAGCACAGGCCGCGCGCTTGCTCGCCCTCCCGCATGTGACCGCTACCAAGGTCGAATCGATCTACTAGCCCGCCATGCGCTACCGCATCGAAGTCCACTTCGGGCGGGGCTGGGAGTGGTACGGCTCCGACGATCAGCAACTCAGGGCCTGCCGCGTGGCTAAGGGGATAGCCGAGTCAGGCTTCCCCGCCCGTGTCCTCGACACCCACGATTCCGACCGCATTATCTACGCACGATAGCGCGCCATTGTCCCGCCTGCCGGATACTCACGGCAACCACACCGGGCACCCGGCAGGCGGGGCTGTAGTTCGCAGTACACACATGTTCACAACCATTGGAGACACCATGAGCACCTTCGAATTCGACTCCACCTATTCTGCGCTCACCGGCGAGAACGTCGGCGGCGTCTACATTCCCACCGTTGAGCACAGCGACACCGCAGACATTCTCATCGACGGCGTCGGCCTGGTAGACGGCCCCGGCCCGCTGGGAGAGTGGAGCGCCCTCACCGGCTACACCGGCCAGCATGGCTACCGCGGCGCTGTGATGCACCCCTCAGAGACCGCCGACGATGACACGATCCGGGAATGGGTACGTGACGCCGGGGGGGACGTGTTCGCGATTGTGGAGGTCCGCGAGGACGACGGCTCGTTCCCGGACGGTGACCCCATCGGATGGGCGATCATCTACTGCGTCGCCGACCCCCACACCGACCCCGCGCACCCGCGATGCTCATTCGACTGCCCCGCGCCCATGATGGTCCCGGCATGACCCCTCAGACCCGCCTACGCCCCCGCTGGCCGGACATCGCCGCCGCGCTCGCTGTCGCCGCGTTCGCCGTCGCCCTGCCCCTCACCCTCCTCACACTCGCCGCCGCCGAAAGGATCGCCCCATGAGCACCAACAGCCTCACCTACGCACAAGCCACCGGCATCACGTCCGACGCACAGCGCAACCGGATCGCCGCCGACCACGCCCGCTATCAGCAGGCCTTGAAGGCGGCGTCGCGGGCCGTTCTCGACGGGTATGACGCCCTGGCCGTTCTCGACGGGTATGACGCCCTGGCCGCTCACGCCTATGAATCGGCGCGCAGGGTCGCTCACGTCGCCTCGACGCACGGCAACCCCGGCCCACTGATCGACCAACTCGAACGGGCCTACGCCGACGACAGCGAGGACGAGGGCGCGCTCATGGCTGTCTGGGCTCGCGTGCGTCGCCGCCTACCTGGCAGTGACGGCGCTCCGCGCCTGGCTGATGCTGTGAGCCTCACTGCCGAAGATCACAGATCTAAAGCGGGGGAGTCAGACCGTCGAGCGCTGCGCGCGCACTCACCCGCCGAAAGTCGTGCACTGCGACGGGAAGCACGCGAACACCGTCTGTCGGCTCTGCTGGCTGAGTATCACCTGTCAGACAGCCCGACCCGAGTTTAAGACGCAAATCTTGAGGTATCACACGCACGCACGTCGCGAGGTTGAGCGGACAGCCGCGAGCCACCTGGAGAGAGTTATCCACAGCCCTTTTCACACCGCCTTTCCCGCAAGTTTGCACACACCTCCCTAGACCCCTCTACATATCTACTCTTCAACAGTATGAATGTAGTAGTAGAGGTTTGTGTGTGTAGAGCGTTGAACCCCTCTCCCTTGAAACCATTGGGATCGCGAGGCTCTCAGGAACCTCCCAGCCTTACACATACCCGTTTTTTACACATTCACGCCTCAACATTCAACACGTAGTGCCGACACAGCCTATCTGCAAATTGTTGAGGCTAACAGTCCAAATGTAGAAATGGCGTGAAGCTCATGTGTAAGAAAACGTGAATGTGTACTTCGGCGCGAATATGTAGCAGCATCTGGCGCGACATCGCCAGCCGACTTATCCACAGCCCTTCGTTACCCAACCGTGACCGAAAACAAGCGGCTAACTGTTGAACATCTAGTTCAACATCGCTACTGTTGAACTACTGGGCAACGAAGCCACCCCCACACGAAACGGAGAATGACCATGGCACGACAGGACCCGAAGCGGACCGCGCAGAGCAAGCAGCAGACCATCGCCCGCCGTCAGGCTCGCGCCGTTCGTGAGCGCCAGACGTTCCGCACCACGGCCTCCGGCCGCGCTCGCTGATCCTCCCGGTTTAGCCCCTAAATTCTCTCCACCACCACACATCCTGGAGCACATCGTGACCACTCTCTCCGCAGAAACCGCCGACCGCTACCACCGCTCAATCCTCGCCGCATGCGACGCTGATGCCCCGTTCGGATACGTCAACCGCCAGACCGACGAGCAGGCCCACGACTTCGACGAACTGGCACAGGCGCTCGACCTGGCGCCCCGCGTGCTGGATGACATGCTGACCATCGCCGACCGGATCGAGTCCGGCGAACTGCTGGAGGACGGTTCCGACTGGTACGACGAGAACGGCGACGAGCGCACGCTGCCCGACGACGCCGAACCGCACCCGACCCGCGCCGAGATCCTGGGCGACTGGGAGCCCGCGAGCGCTCAGGACTACCTCCAGGACGCCCTGAGCATCCGCTACACGGCGAGCGGGCGCGGCGCGGATGACTACATGAGCGCGGATATCGCTATCGCGATCGGCGGACCCAACGTCTGGATTTCGACGGGCGATAAGACGCTGACCGTCTACTGGGGCGGCGAGCCGGAAACGCGCGGCCTCCCGTTCGAGTTCTGCGAGCAGCTGGACGAAGCGTGCGCCGAATACTGGGGGATGAGCGAGTGAGCTACCGCGACACCGCCCGCGCATTCGCCACGGCCTCAGCGACGGAAGAGCGCTGGTCACCCCAGGCGCACTGGTTGGACTCGATCACGCGGGGCACCCCCTCACACGATGCAACCGGCTACGACCCGAACGCCACCGCGCGCGCATACGGTCGCCACGTCGAGAAGCTCGCCGCCGACCTGCGCGAGGCGCTGAGCGACGACGCACAAGAGAAGCCGCTCCGCGCCTACGCCGTCACGCTGGAGGACGCCGCCCGCGCCCTGCTCGCCGCTATCGGAGAGGACGCCTGATGCCCCCGTACTGCGAAGAACACGCGATGTACCACGACGAGCCGGGAGAGTGCGATGCGATGCGCGCCGCCGACCGTTTGAAAGCCAAGATCGCCGCGCGCCGGAAGCGCGCCGAGCGGATCGCTCAGCGAGTAGCGACAGACCATTCCGTCAAAAACAACCCTTTCCCCGACTCCTGGGACGCGCTGGAAGAAATGCTCACCGCCGCCGCCCTGCAAGCCCTCACCGAAACGGAGAACACGAAATGACCATGATCGACACCGCCCCCACCGCCCCCGACACCGCAGAGGCCCTGCTCCCGGTGCTGGAAATCCCGCTCTCGGTCGCGATCCAGTCCGCCGCCGCCATGCTCACCAGCGCAAGCAAGGATGACGTGACGCCAGTGCTCACCACGGCACATTTCGACGGGACTCACCTGAACGCAACCGACCGTTACAAGGTGGCCCGCTTCGAGATGCCGACCAAGCCGGCGAGCGAGGAAGGCAGGCTCACGCTGGGCGAGGCGTTCCTGATCCCTCGCGCCGCCCTCGAATGGGTGACCAAGATCACCGTCAAGTCGCTGCGGCAGAGCGGCATCCTGTCCGGCCTCTACACCATCCGCTACGAGCGCGAGTCGGACCCGCGCGGCGAGGGATACCAGAACGCCCCCGGCACCGTGACTGTCTCCGTCGTCGACCATGCGGGCAAGACGGAGCGCTCGCAGGCGTTCGACGGCGTGGTCGGCAACTTCCCGCCCGTCGCCCGCCTGTTCCCGGAGAACCCCGACGAGGAGGTGACCACCGGAACGCAGGCGTTCAACCCCGCCTACATGGGCGTGATCCTCGCCTACATCGCCAAGTACAGCGACCGGGGCGCACCGTTCCGCTTCCGAGTGGCACAGTCCAACGCGGGACACAAGCTCGCCCCCGCGCTCATCACCGGCGCGGGCGCATCGTTCCTGATCCAGCCCCACCTGATCCTCCGCTGAGAAAGGCGCGCACGATGAGCACCAACCGATACCCCGGCATCAGCGACGAGAACGCAGCCCGCATCGTTGCCCGCGAGCCTTTCGAGAGCGTGCAGAGCCGCGGATACGTCCGCAGTGACGGCGCGTACATCATCGGCAGTGGTCGCCTGATGAACGACGACAATAAAGCTCGCGACCTGCTCGCCGTCTACCCGGACGACCGGATCGAACCGCTCCGCATCACCGCGAACGCCGAGCCGATCGCCCGCATCCTGGCCGACGCTCGCGAAGAGAAGGAGCGCCACGCGACGTACGCCGACATGCTGGAGCGTGGCTACAGCGACCATGAAGCTCGCGAGGAAGCATGGGGTCACGAATGAGCACCGCAACCGCCCTCGAAATCGGCGCATTTAACCGATCCGGCCTCGCGCAGATCACCGACACCAACTGGGATTCGAACGGCACGCTGCGCGTCACCGTCCGCGAGATGATCGGCGGCTTCGACTGCTGGATCGGCGGCAAGAAGCGCGCGATCCGCGTCATGCGAGACCTGGCCCGCCGCGCGCTCCCCGAGTACCACGAGGGTCAGACGAAGGGCGCCCGCCTGGTGCGCACGTTCTACGCAGACGGCGGCCACCACGCCACGTTCGCAGTGACGAGGGTCGCGCGATGAGGCAGCAGAGGCGACACCGACGGGTCTCGACCACCCGACTCCGTTTCGAGCCGTTCGGCGGGCGCAACGCCTACCGCACCAGCTACACCCGGTACGCCAACCACCGCCGCATCTACTCGGTGCCGTTCGGCGCCTACTGGATCGACCTGGAGGAAAGAGCAGCATGAGCGCCGCCCTCCGAGCCGCCTGGCTGGCCGACATGGCCCGCCTGGTCCCGCAGATCGAACCGCACCTGTTCGTCATCGACGGCCAGCCCTACATTGGGGACACCTGCCCGCCGCACCTGGCGGAGCTTCACACCAAGCTCGCGAGCATCGGCTACGCGAACGGCTTCTACGAGACAGAGAGCGCAGCATGACCACCTTCCATCTGAGCATCACGCTCGACCCGGCCACCGTCCACTCGGGCGACGACGTGCAACGCGCGCTGGCCTTGACCGGCGCAGAGCTGGCGAACAAGTACGACGGGCTGCACCTGCCCGACCACCTGACCGGCATCATCCGCGACGCGAACGGGAACGCGGTCGGGACGTGGAGCACGGGTACGCCGCCCGTCATCCTCACAGAATCCATCGCACTCGCAGCCGCCGAAGACTACAGCGCGGAAGGCTCCACCTCCGAGCAGAGCGTCGGCCGATGGGCGCGCGAGTTCGTGGAGCGCGCACAGAACGGAGAATTCGCATGACCACCAAGACTCACACCAAGGAAGCCGCCGACGAGGCGATCATCGAGCGAGCGTTCGAGCAGATCGGCGCGGACAATCCGATGTCATTCATCACCCGCGCCGACGTGCGCCAGTGGCTCGACCTGCTCCGCCCGCTCATCTCCGAGCGCCTGGTCGTATCGAGCGCCAGTGGCGACGTGCGCACCTGGATCGGCGGCGACACCGTGGCCGACCTGCTCGAAACCGTCAACGGCTACCTGGCAGACGGCTACAAGCCGGAAGAGCTCGTGATCGAAGGGCTGACGCGATGAGATACCGCATCCACTACACGCTGGCCGACGGCTCCGAGGACAGCATCGTCTTGGCCGGCGACTCCATCGAGTCCATCCGAGAGCAAGCCGCCGAAGAACTCGCCAAGCGAGGCGGCACGAACCCCTGGTCGGAGGAAGCATGAGCACCAAGACCCCCGAGGCAGCCACAGACCACAGCGCCGAGGTGACGATCACCCTCCCGAGCGGCCAGGAAATCACCGCCTGGATCGGAACGTCACTCGCCGACGGCTCCGCTCTGGTTCAGATCGACACGAACGGCACTCCTGGCAACGTGCGCGTGTTCATCAACGACAGCGACCAGCCACTCCTGGACGAGAACCCGGAGACGGGCCAGTACGAGGACGTACTGGAAGGAGCGGGCGAATGAAGACCGCAGAGCAGATCGCAGAACAGACCCTCGACCACTGGCTCACCAACCTAGCCGACACTCGATCCGTCACCCAGATCATCGCGCAGGCGATCGAGGCCGACCGGGCGCAGCGCGCCGCCGATCTGCAAGTGCTGGCAAACGCCGCGAGCCACTGGGCAACCGAGCTGACCGAGTATGTCATCGACGGCTCACGCGAGGCGGGGGATGCCGAGAGCGCAGAGGCTCAGGAGGTCGAGCGCGACGCAATCCAGGCGGTGCTGGGCCGCTACCTCGGAGGTGTCGCATGACCCGCACAGAGTGGGACGACCAGCGCACCGCCCTGGCCGAGCGCATCGACCGCTTCCCCACCCGAAAGCACCCCGCGGTTAGGCCACTAATCCGCGAGCATGACCGGCTCACCGAGTACGGCCTGCAGCACGAATTCATCAGTCCGGCCGAAGCCGCGCGAGCGTAAGGAGCAGCACATGGGAATGCACTACAACATCACCTTCCACAACGCACTCATCAAGCCCGAGAGCTACGCCGCCATGATCGGCTGGACACCCGAGGCTGCCGCCGCCGAGCCGGAAAGGGTCGCGGAGCTGGCCCTCGCGCACGTCACCGAGTTGCTCGGAGAGTGGAGTGATCCCGTCCAGGACGAGGACGGCATTCTCATGGACGGTGACGGCTTCAACGACAGTGCGAGCTACGGCTACGGAGAGCAGTTGAGCGGCCTCCTGGCTCACTGCGAACCGGGTGCGTACATCCACGAGATCGACGACGAGGAGTCCAGCGGCGAGCAGTGGCGCATCCTCGTGATGCCGGATCGCACGGTCAAGGTCATCCAGCCGGTCATTATCTGGCCGGGGATAGAGGGGGCAGCATGAGTACCGCACCCGAGCCTTACTTCCGCGGCATCAACTCCGACGCCTCCGAGTGGCGCGACCGCGACGACCAGCACGCACTCCGCTACGAGGTGGTGGACCTGAACATCACCGCGACCCTGACCCGAGATGTCATGTTCAACGGCACCGAGCGGGCCGAGCGCCTAGTGTCCGTCATCGAGTGCCGCGAATGCGGCGCGATCCTCCGCACAGCCAACCGACGTAAGCACGAACGATTCCACGGAAGGGTGGGCAACTGATGACCGAGAACATTCCCCAGACCAGCGCCAGCGAGCGCATCGAGCAGGCCCAGAAGGTGCTGGCCGAGTTCAGGAATGCCACACCTGAGAATGGCAAGAACGACATCGACCGCTACCGCCTGGCCCTGGAGATGGCCGACCGGCTCGAAGCCCTCATCACTCCGCCTGGAGTGCACGATAGCGAGCGAAGCCTTGCGCGAGACCTGATCACGAAGACCCCAGCACACGTCAGCGGTCAGGGTATCCGCTTCCAGTATGACGATCTGATGGAGATGCTCATGAGCGCCATCCGCGCCGGCATCCAGTACGCCCATGAGCGCTGGGAGCCCGCCGACCACCCGAGCCAGGAGATGATGCTCCGCTGGCTGGGGATCACGCACGAAGAGTCTGTGCGAGAACACGAAGCCTGGTTCATCCCCGAGCAGTACATCGAGAAGGAAGTCGACTGATGGATGTGATCGACGCTATCGACGCGCGTATCGCCGCGTCTGCCAAGAAGCGTGAGCGCCTCGCGCAGGCGGTTCAGGCATTCCTTGACGAGGACAATCTGGGGCGAGGCTTCACCGACGCGGCAATCCTCGACGGCCAGCCGACAACGGTGCTGGTCGAGTTCCAGAACGAGACCTTCGCCATCACCGTGGAGGACGCATGAGCACGCCCGCTGCGCCGGTTGCCCGCGTACACGTCGACGACTACGACCCTGAGGTCTACCGGGGTGAGGATGCGCTTCTTGTCGCAGAAAAGATGGCGAACGTGTTCCGCGGAGACTTCCCCGGCGCCATTGTCGGCGTGAGCTACAACCCCGAAGCCGCTGAATCGAAGCGCCGCCTCGTGCTGGAGAGCTTCGGGTTCAACGCAGACCAAGGAGAGAACGCATGACCACCCCCAACCCCTACTACAGCCCCCAGAACCTCGACCTGTCCCGCGCCTACGGCCTCCCGGTCAAGACGGTGGATGACGCGATCCAGGGTGCGCTGGAGCACGCTGTCAAGGTGGAGGGCTGGTCGGGCATCCCCGACCTGAACCCGCTCATCTGGAACTTCATCTCCGACGACGTGCTCCACACCCTGGACGGCCACGTCACGATGGGGGAGGCGGCGGCGTGAGTACGAACGCAGACCTGATCGCCCGGTTCGACTCGTGGGCCGCCATGCCGCAGACGGGCAGCCTCAACCAGCAGCAGCGCTGGCGCTCGTTCGCAACCGAATTGCGCGACGCGCTGGAGTCGGTCGAGAACGCGAGCCAGAGCCCAGAGCGAGAGGAGGCGTACCGAGTCCTCTCCGAGCACGCAGCGGCGCACCTCGACGTCGCCCTCTCGGACTCGAACCAGAGCCAGGCCGAGGGGTCGCTCGCGCTCATGGAGAGCGTCAACATCCTGCACCACGGAAGAAGGACTCGCGCATGATTGCGATCCCACTCCCAGCCGCCCGCGCGGCCACCTAGACCGATGACGCGGCACAGGAGGGCTTGATGCCGCGCATCACAGCACGCCTGGAGCGTGCGGCTGACTCTCGATCTGGGGTCGAGGGCCGGTCGGATGAAACCAGACACTCAACACGAACACCTCACCGACAGAAGGAGAAGAGCATGAGCCCGAAGACTGAAGCCGAGCGTGACCTCATCGACACGCAGATCAAGCTGAAAGCCACGAAGTCCCGGATGCACAAGGTCGAGCTGGTTCTCCAGTTCAATCGCAAGCACGGGCAGCTTCCCGTCAGTCTGCTGGATGTGTTCGGCCACTCTGAGTACGTGCGTGGATTCGGAGCTGGCGTCAAGGATGCGACCGGAGAGGACGACGACTGATGACCCTCCTGACCCCCGAGTTCGAGACCCTGCACTCGATCGCCCGCTCCCTCGACCGTCTCCCGCTGACCACCGAGCAGCGCGCCGACATCTTCCACGCCTGGGAGACGGCGCCCGATGAGCCGATCCCCTCCTGGCCCCAGTCGGCCGCCGACGACGAGAGCTACGACCGCTACTGCGAGAGCGCCGCGGGCCGCGCATGGCGCCGGGTGCGGTACTTCCGTCTTCACCGACAGAGCGGCAGCCACTACGCCACCGACCTGGACGAGGCCAGCAACTACGAGTCCGCGCCGACCAAGACCGAAATCCTCCAAGCATTGACCAACGCCGAGCACCTCCTCGCCGGCGGGAAGGAATGACCATGATCGAACCACTCAACCTCCAGGTTGCACGCGGCCAGAGGGCCGCCGCAGACCTCCGCGACGCAGAGAACATGATGCGGCGCATGGCCGCATGGGACCAGCTCTTGGCGCAGGAGAAAGCCGCCGAGTACGAGAAGGGCAAAGAGTCGCGCTACGCGGACCTGCCCGACTTCGCGCCGGTGTTCTGCGTGGACTGCCGGGACGACGTGTTCCCCGACTTCACCAAGGAGCCCGACGGCGCGTGCCCGTTCGACATCAATCATGTGCTGGGCACCCACGCCCTCGACCGGGCTGCGGCCTGAGAATTAAGGAGCAAATCTTGAGCGCGACAAAGCAAGCCCTGTTCGACAAAGGCCTCGAACTGCACCTCGCATACAAGGGCGCCAAGACCCGAGAGCGGGAGATCGCACGCCTCCAGGCCGAGGCGCGCGTCCAGGATGTCCTCGACCAGCGCAACATCTTCCTGGCGGCCCTGGTCGACGACGAGGGCTTCTCGATCAACGACGTCACCCGCATCCTCGACAACAAGAACTGGGACTGGGCAAAGAAGGCGGTTGAGGCCGGCCGCGCCGCCCGCCAGGCGGCGGCACCCGCGCCGATCATCTCCATCGACGCTCACCAGCCGGACGGCCCGTACAGCTGGATCGCGGCGGAGCAGCGGCTCGAGGTGAGCATGGCTCAGGCCGAGTTCGAGGAGTACCTACCGATGCTCGCCCGCCACCCGCACCACGAAGGCGAGCAGTGGGAGTTCTCGTATGCCGACGGCAAGCTCCTCCCGCACTTCGCCGACGATGACGCCACCTGGGAGCACCCGGTCGTCCAGGTCGTGATGACCGAGCGCGGCAAGCAGCAGGCGATCGCCTACATCGAAGCACAGAGCAAGGCCGCGGCATGAAGTCCCCCGAGGAGAGCGGCGCACGAGCGGTCCAGCGCTACGTCGATCGGGTCAAGGGGGAGCACGGCTTCCACCCGATCCTGATCCCCACCGAAGTCGTGGCCGGCCTCATCGCCGCTGCGATCCGCGCCGACCGCAAGAAGCGCCAGTAAGGAGCACCATGGAACGCCTCACCCCCCACGACTACCAGCAGGCAGCAATCGACAAGATCCTCGCCGAGCCGACGCGCGCCGCGCTGATCGGCGACGAGGTGGGCATGGGTAAGACCTTGCTCGCGGCCGAGGTGGCAATCCAGGCCGGGTGGCGGCGTGCACTATTCATCGGCATCGCGGACACCTTCGACCAGTGGAAAGACCACCTCGAAGGGCAATCGGAGGGTGCGGTGACCATCCGCCGCATGGAGTCCACGAAGGCGGGGCGCGCGGCGTTCAAGGACTTCTTGGCAGGCGAGCCTGGCTTCTACTTCGCGGGCATCGCGTGGCTGGTGGCGCAGGACTGGAAGTACCAGAACAAGCTCGACTTCCAGGGCAACCCGATCGAGAAGATCGACAAGAAGACGGGCATGCCCACCGGGAAGATGGAGCGCGAGCGCATCCACCTGAAGACGTTCGAGAAGATGTCGAAGCGCAAAGGGAGCGCGGTCGACGCGGTGGTTTTCGATGAGGCGCACCAGGTCGCCAACAAGGATTCGATCGGCCGCAAGACACTCATCACGTTTCGCGGGGCGCCCGACGCCGACGGCAACCCCACGATGCCGTGGAAAATCGCGCTCAGCGCGACGTGGGCCGGCAACTCGTTCGAGAACGCCTGGAGCCTCCCGCGCTGGTGCTGGCCCGACCTAGTGCCGGCGTTCTGGAACTGGCACGACATCTGGTGCGCGACCGAGAAGGTCTACGTGCCCGGCCGCAAAGAGCCGGTCAACCGCGTCATCGGCGAGAAGGTGCCGGGCGAGTTCATCAAGACGCTGCCCTGCTACATCGACAACCGCAACCATGAGAAGGCGCCAGCTCCGACCATCATCCACGTCGACCCGACGCCGCAGCAGGCCTCACAGTTCGAGGATCTGAAGAAAGATCTGATGACCTGGGTCGAGACCGAGGCGGGGGAGACTCCACTGGTGGTCGACGTGCCGGGCGGGCTGTACGCCCGCTTCAAGCAGCTAGCGCTGGCCGAGTTGACTGTTGATGAGGACGGCGGCGTGGCGTTCGCACCGAACGCAGCATCCGCGAAACTGCGCGTGCTGAAAGGCATCCTCGACCACTGGGGCGACCAGCCGGTCATCCTGTTCACCGATTCGAAGATCTTCGCCCACCTGGCCGCCGACCGGATGCGCGCCGCAGGGTATAGCGCCGAGGCATGGACGGGCGACGTCAGCCGGTTGGAGCGCGCTCGGATCAAGGCGGACTTCGTCGAGGGGCGCCTGCAGTACCTGATCGGCACCGTGCAGTCGATGGGCACGGGCCTCGACGGGCTGCAGAAGGTCTGCTCGAAAGCTGTCTGGCTGAACGTGCCCGACGGTGACCCGAAGCTTGAGGAGCAGGCGCTCGGTCGCGTGTTCCGTCAGGGCCGCACGCTCGCCCACGGCGAGTTCGAGCACGTCCGACTGGTCATGCGTGATTCACAGGACGAGGGAATCCTTGAGCGACTGCTCGTCAAGGGCGCCTCCATCCGCTCCTCGATCGACAGCCGGATGGCGAACACCGTCGAACAAGCTATTGCAGCTTGAGTAAACACTATGTACCGTGAAATAAGACTTAAAAGGAGATTAAACATGAGCGAAACCACCGCACAGTATCCCGTCAAGCTGAGGGGCACAGGGGCCCCCGTCCTGATGTGGGCCCACGAGCACGAAGTAGAAGCATCCGCGCTGCAGCAGCTCCGCGACGTCAGCGAGCTGCCGGGCCTCCACGGCCTGCGCGTGATGCCCGACGTGCACTGGGGCAACGGCGCCACCGTTGGCTCCGTCATCGCGATGGAGCAGGCCCTGGCGCCGGCTGCCGTAGGCGTCGACATCGGCTGCGGCGTCAATGCCGTCCGTACCAACCTCACGCTCGAGGACCTCGGCGATCGCGACCTCCACGCCTTGCGACTGCGTTGGGAGAAGGTCGTGCCCGTCGGTTTCAGCAGCTACGAGCGCGCCGGCGATCAGCTGAAGGTACTCAACCCCCAAGAGAAGCAGCGCACTGCGCGGTTCCTCGACTCGGTGGACACCCTCCGCGCTGACCTCACGGAGCGGAGGAACAGCGACGCAGCAGTGCGCGGCCGGGCGGCCCACCAGCTGGGCTCCCTCGGCGGCGGCAACCACTTCATCGAGCTGTGCTCGGACTCGATTGGCCGACTCTGGATCACGCTGCACTCGGGAAGCCGGAACATCGGCAAGAGCCTCGCGGAGCGGCACATCCAGATCGCCAAGGGCCTGAAGGAGAACGAGGAGCTGCCGAAGCACCTGCAGCCGCTGAGCCTGTTCTACAAGGGCACGAAGGAAATGGATGACTACCTCCACGACCTGCGCTGGGCTCAGGAGTTCGCGATGCTCTCGCGTACCGTGATGATGGAGGCGGTCAAGCACGAGCTGCAGGACTACTTCGAGAACTCGGGCCTCTCGGCGCCGCGCCGGTACGTCAACTTCGACGAGGAGATCAACTGCCACCACAACTATGTGGCGGAAGAGATGATCGACGGCAAGATGATGATCGTCACCCGGAAGGGCGCGATCAGCGCGAAGAAGGGCGAGCGGGCGCTGATCCCCGGCTCCATGGCCACAGGCTCATACGTGGTGCGCGGCCTCGGCAACGAGGCCTCCTTCCAGTCCGCGTCACACGGCGCCGGCCGCAAGATGAGCCGAGGCGCTGCGAAGGAAGCCTTCCGGGGCGTGGATGACGGAGCGGCTCAGATCGCACGTCAGCTGGGCAGCGTGGAGTCCCGCCGTGATAGCGGCATCCTCGACGAGCTGCCCGAAGCGTACAAGCCGATCGAGCAGGTGATCGCGGCAGAGAAGGATCTGGTCGAGGTCGAACACAAGCTCGAGACGATTCTCTGCGTGAAGGGCTGATGATGGCCGTCAAGGAACGAATGGGCTACGCCATCGAGTGCGACTTCCCGGACTGCGGGACGAGCACGCAGGACCTCGGCGACTACGCCTTCTGGGGCTCGCTGGAGGATGCCGTGCAGGAGTGGGTTGACCATGACGGCTATGCCGACGACCTGGGCTACTACTGCCACGGTCACACGGTGTGGAACGACTCCGAGGAAGAGGGTATTGAGGAGCGTGTGCCGATGCCCTACTCGATCGACACACTCTTCGACCTCGCTGAACGCCGGATCGCGTCGAAGATCGACTACCTGACGCGGAACGCGCTCTACAACCACGGCAACCGCGTCCGCGACCTTGCATCGCGCCAGGCTGCTCGCTATGCACGCGCCAGCCGTGAAGTGAAGATCAGGATGGTGCAGCGATGAGCGAGCCCACAAAGATCGAGAAGCGCGGCTTCCGGGTGCCGGTGAGCGAGGAGTTCACGCTCATGCTGTCCGGCTTCGAACGCAAGGGGCACTGGGAGGAAACACCGTTGACCAACGAAGACCGCGAGTTGCATGCGCGCGCCGTCGCCGCGGTCGAGGAAGTCAACTCCAACCCGTGGGTCCGACTCTCGGGCTACGACTACGACCTCGACGTCGCCCCACTCAAGCCGAAGCGCCACTTCGTGCCCGAAGAGACGCACGAGGAGCACCTGGCCCGGTGGATCGCCGCCGGCCGCCCGGAGCGCTCATTCGCTCGCGACGCCATGCAGCAGCGCATCGCGCACACCTTCGCCAGCGGGATCATCTCGCCGGAGAGCGCGTTCCGCAACGCAGCCAGACTGACAGGAGCAGCATGAGCACCGAACTGATCGCGGAAGCCCGCGGCTTTATCGAAGGCAGCGACCCGAACAACGCCCGCACGACGCTCATCCGCGACCTCGCGGACGCACTCGAGAAGGCTCACACCCCGAGCGCCCCTACCGACGACGAGCGGGAAGCGCTGGCTCAGGCTCTCCACAACGCCGTCGAAGAGATCTACCCCGTGTCACTCTCGGTGCGCCGTGATCGGTACTACGCACAGGCCGATGTCGTGCTCGCTGCTGGCTTCCGTCGCACCTCAGTACCGGAGCCGAGCGCGCACTGCGATGGATGCGCGAAGTTCCAGCATCATCACTGCTACCACTGCGGGAAGCGCGCCGGACTGTCTCACCCGATGTACTGCCCGAACTTCACCAAGGATGATCCGATCGCGGCACACGGTCGCGAGCTTCGACGCAAGTACGGCGATGACGTGACGGTCCCCGGTGGAACGCGCGTCACCGACCAGGGAGAGGAGAAGAACGCATGAGCGGCAAGACGTACTTCGAGCGGAACAACGAGGGCATCGGGCGTGCGATTGCTCGCAACGAGTGTGCTGAGCCCGGCCCTTGGGGAACTGTGTGCACGGAGGACATCTGGCACCGCTACTCGCACTATGACAGCGGTGATGACTCATCGTGGCAGGACGACTGGCGCGACTACGGCCCGGATGACGAGGACGATCCCGACACCCGTCCCGCCACCCCACCCGAGAACCGAGAGGAACAGAGCAATGGCTGAGACGCCGAGCATCAAGATCCAGATCGATGAGGCCGCGCTCAAGGAGCAGGTCACGAAAGCGCTACAGGAGTCCATGCAGGATGCAGCCATGCGACTCCGGTCCGCCGCCGACGCGCTCGACGGTGGCCGGTGGATCACCGAGTTCGAGGAGTATCAGGCGAAGCGACTCCGCGATGAGTTCGAGCGAGGGCGACGGGATGCTCTGGCCGAGAACCGAGAGAGCTACGAGCGATGACGTTTCGCGGCGGCGACGGCCTTGTCCCTGATCCAGGTGGACGGAGGGACTTCACCAGCCGCGTTCTCGATGAGCGCGAGTTCGGCGTCCGAGAGGCGGAGGTTGATCGCGTTGGTGCGGGCGTTGCCGGTGGATGGTCGTCCGCGGGGTCGCTTGTCGGTCATACGGATGACTATACCGTAAAGCGGAAAAGAGTGGACATGGACGGATTTATGCTTTACGATAAATACATGGAGAACGCAACGATGCAGTGCAAGCACCCCCTCGGATTCGCCACCCTTCGCAACGGCGAGGTCACCTGCTTCGACTGTGGCACCCCGACCCCCGGACGCTGCGTGTGCGGTGCTCTCTTTCGCACGATGCACTGCATGAGCCGCGGGCACATGAAGGGTCCGACGCTGGTCGTTGAACAGGGAGAAAACTGATGCCTGAACCACTGAACGCCGAACGAGAGAATGCCGCAGCCGCCTACGTGCGAGCGGATGACGGAGGGCTCTACTCCACATCGGACGACAGGTTGCATAACGCGTTCGTGTCGGGCGCCGAATGGGAGCGCGACGAACATGGGGCGGGAGGAATCGCCGGTCTTCCACCTACGGCGACTCCCGCCCCAGCAGGCGCACCCAGTGACGAAGCGCGGAAGGGGTGGAGTGCCGCGGACCGTAGAGACGCTGAGACTGAGGCCAAGCGACGTTTCAGCGAGTGGCAGAACAGCAACTCGGGGCCGAGTGGTGGAAGTCGATCCATTCCGCCACCCCACCCGAGAACCGAGAGGAACAGAACCTTGGCTGAGCACACGCTAACCACCGAGACGATCCGTGAGCGCTTCGCTGATGCGTATGGCAACTACGCGAACGGCTTGGAGGACTTCGACCGCTGGCTGGCTGCTCACGATGCCGAGGTGCGGGCCGATCACGAGAGTGAGGCCGCGGAGCGACTGGGCCTGCTGTTGTGGCATCTGACCGGTGGTCGGCTCTCGAAGAGCACCTATGACGTGTCGACGATGGTCGCTCAGATCGAGGACACGTTCGAGCGCGAGCGAGCTGCGGAGCAGGCGGATGTGGTGCGGGCTGGTGTCGTAGCCGAGGAACCGGACTGGGAGTACGGATACGAGCTCATCGAGTCCGACACCCGTGACGTTCTCACGCGGGGATTCCCGTTCGATACGGCTGCTCAGGCAGCAGTGGATGCGCTCCGTCGCGCCGACGAGGAGTTCGACCCGGAATACCCACCGCTGTCGCCGGAGGTCGTTCGTCGTCGCAAGGCTGGCCCGTGGGTACCGGTGAACCAGGAAGGAGCAAGTCATGCGTGATCCGTACGCAAGCCAGAGAAGGCAGTTCATCAGCGAGACGCAGCGCCACGAGATGCGCGTTCTCCACGACGAGGGGCTCTATCGCCACCTCCGCTTCCAGGCGCCGGGCACCGGCATCTGGCACTGGGATCTCATTACCTGGCCCGGCTCGCTTGCGATCCGCGGCGACATCGGCGAAGGCCATATCTTCACCCGTGTCGACGACATGCTGCGGTTCTTCGATCACGGCCAACACGCCCACCAGATCAACGCCGACTACTGGGCGGAGAAGCTGGATCTCGGTCGCAACTCCGTGAAGGAGTTCTCGGCCGAGCGTTTCGGCGTGTGGTGCGCCGATGGCGAGTACCCGATCAACTCAGCGGATGGGCTCGTCGACCACGAGCAGGCCGCGATCGACACCCTGGACGATCTGGGCGTCGAGTGGGACTTCGAGGACCTCGAGTCGTGGCGTGACTACGGCCACCACTTCATCATCGCGCTGCACGCGATCCTCTGGGGTGCGAAGCGGTATCACGAGAGCAAGGAGCGAGCATGAACGAGGAAGAGGAGACGGCCACGCCGTACCAGGTGTACGTGTTCGACTGCCCGAGGTGCGGCGGTCGGACGGAGATCGGCGATCAGGATCCGGCCGCCGTTGAGGAGTGCGCGGATTGCGGCGTAGATGTGGTGATGGGCCGATGACGTCACTGACCGCGGCTCGCGCGCCAGGCCTCGATGCGCCGTCGGCGCTCCAGCCAGTCGCGCGTCTGCAGGATACCCTCCGGGTCGACGTGGGCACGGAGCACTCGGTCGCATTGGCCGTCGAAGTCGGCGTCGGCACCCAACTTCACGGGCTCGCGCTCGAGGAAAACGACCGCCTCGAAGAAAGGGTGGCGGGCGCGACCGATGCGGACCTGCTCGATCCGTCCGATGAGCGCACCATCGAGCTTGACCTGCCACTCGGGCGGCCGACGGGGGTCGAGCTGGGTCTGGGTGACAGCGAGACGGGAGTCCATGGTCGCAATGTAGCCCGAGCCCCCCGCACAGCGAATCCGGCGAGGATCAAAGCTCTCCACGAGGAAGGTCTCGACGCTAAGGTGATCGCCCAGCGCACAGGGCTCAGTGAGAGGCAGGTGCATCGGTGGCTCGGCAGAATGTTCGGCGAGGGGTGGCAGCGGATGCCGCGCGTGAGCCCGGTGGCAAAGGCGCGGGTGCTCCAGTTGAGCGCCGAGCAGGTGCCGCCGGATTGGATCGCCGAGACGGTCAAAATCAGCCGCACAGCCGTCGACAAGATCCGCGAGAAGGCGGGATTGAATCTCGATCAGGAATGGAAGGTCGTTCGCCTGGCCATCCAGCACGACGCGAAGCTCTTCAACCTGCACAAGCAGTTCAGCCCCACCTCTACCCGGAGACTGTGATGGGGGTTATCCAGGATGGATGACCACTGACGAAAAGATTCAAGCCGTCGAGGAATTCCTCGCATGGCGGGAGAACGCCCACCCCACGACCGCCCCCATCCAGCTCGTCGAGACCTGGCGCGCCGCTCTCCAAGCCGTCGATGACGCGGCGCTGCTCGCGGACATCCGCAAGGAGGCTGCGTTTGTCAGCACCTCGGATGAAGCGCTGGCGCTGGTGGAGAGGATCGCTCGTGGTTAGGCACAAGCACGGGCGCCGCCCTTTTAAGCCCTTCACTGACGCGCTGGCCGCCGCCAACGAGAACGAGAACGCTCCCCAGCCGTACTGCATCGACCTCCCGGAGAAGTACGTCGACTACGAGGTGGGCCAGCATCCCGACGAACATACTGCGGCAGCGATGTGCGCGCCGTGCCCCCTGCTCGAGCTGTGCAACATCAACGCTCGTCAACAGTTGCCGGAGCACGGCGTGTGGGGCGGGATCGCCTGGGTGAACCGCCGGCAGGCCCACCTGCTGCCGATCGAAGAGAAGGTCGTAACGCTGACAGTGGTCGCCGTGGACGCGGGGCCCGCGTCCACGGCGATCGCAGGCGTGCTCGAAGCGGCCTAAACAAAATGTCCAAGAAATAACGTTCAGATCCTTGACCTGTCCGGCGGGGATGTGTAATTTAGTTCTTGTTCCACTACGGGACACAGAAGCCAGATCACACACGAACGGGGACCATGATGAACGGATGCGGAGGCCTTCCAAGGAGGAGGCCGGGATGCGCCAAGCATCCCGAGAAGTCACTGGCAGCGAGGGCGAAGCGCCCGCCGGTGAACACCAAGCGTTCGAGGTGGGTGGCTCGCTAACGACCTGCCACCCGCCTCGAATTAAGCGCGTATTACACATCTAGACTGGTCGAACGCCCCGCGCACGACCACGGCAAAAGGGAGAAGCACCATGAGCATGACCATTGAAGAGATGGTGGCCCGGAGGGTTCACCTCGACGAGCAGATCGCCCGTCTGACGGACGAGAAGAAGCAGATCGACGAGAAGCTCCGCGAAGAGCACGACTACGGAACGATCCCCGCCGGTGAATGGCGGGTCAGCATCGGCCGCAACCCTCAGTTCCTGAAGGAAGACTTCGAAAAGCGCTTCCCGGTCGCCATGTACCCGCACCTCTACAAGCCGGTGCCGGACACCGCTCAGGTCAAGGAGTTTTTCGCCCCCGTGGAGCTGAAGAAGTTCTACGCCGAAGGCGCCAAGAAGATCACGGTCAAGTGATGAGCGCCACCACTCTCGCCCCGCCGCTCGACGGCCTGCGCTACGAGGTAGTCCACGCGATCGACGAGACCGAGGACTACACCGAAGGCGAATCGCGCCGCCTCACTGACGACATCGCCGAAGCGAACGTGATCACGTCGCGCGTCTCCGGCGAGGAGAACCTCCACAAGGTGATCCTTGATATCGACTTCCCGGCCAAGCTCGTGCCCTCGAGCACAGACGGCCACTTCCACTTGTACATCGACAAGGCCATCCACTGGGAGGCATACGTCGACCTGCTCGGCGCGATGGCGGATGCCGGCCTGGTCGAGGAGGGCTACGTCTCGGCATCACTCGAGCGCGGTCACACTGCCGCCCGCCTGCCGTGGGTGAAGAAGTCCGACGGGCCGCGCCCCATCTGCGTCGGGTGCCGCAAGCGACCCCACGAGTTCTCCACGTACCGCTACATGGTCGCGGAGGATGGATACGCCGACGCCGACGAGGCGGTGCGTCGCAACGAAGGCACCTACAACCGCGAGAACGGCCACTTCTGGTGCGACGGCTGCTACATCCGCGCCGGTCAGCCGCTGGGGGTCGCGCAGTGAGCGCCATCACGATCGCCTACGGCCCGACCGCTTCCGGCAAGTCGACCGCGGCTCACGCCTGGCGGAAGGAGGCGCAGAGTGCGGACCTCCAGCGTGTCATCATCGACGAGGCCACGTTCAGCGCCGCCGAGCTGCGCCGCGTCGACAACCTGCTCGACGGCGGGACGGACGTCTGGCTCAACTATCTGACCGATGCGGCCGAGCCCGCGCTGCCCAGCTTCCCGAATCACGATGTCGCGATCCGGCGTTTCCACCGACGGATGCATGATGCCGTGCGTACGTACGGACTGATGCAGGAGTGCAATGGTGTCGCGATCTACGCTCCCAACCCTTACCGCGAGGAGCTGTGGGGAGACGTGAATCCTGAATGGATGTGCGCCTGCCAGCGGTACGAGGCGGCGATGGACATATGAGCGCCCACGACCTGAACTCGGCCGACTACGAGCGGATTGAGGCCGCCCTCCGCCACCTCATCCCCGAGACCAAGCGCACCGCTGCCAAGTGGCACCCGAAGGGGCTGCGGGCCTTCAACCGCACGCTCCGCAAGATCGAGCGGATCAACAAGACCGGAGAGTTCACCCAGCAATGACAAACCCCGTCCGCGCCGAGATCGACGCCATCCTCGAGAAGGCAATGATCGGCGAGCCCCGCAACATGCAGCAGGCGATGGGGCCCAGTGAGATCGGGTCCGACTGCGACCACTGCGTCGCCGCCAAGCTCGCGGGCTGGGTCCAGATGGACGAGGCCGCATGGCTGCCGTGGGTCGGCACCGCCATGCACGCCTACCTCGAGGGCGTCTTCAAGAACCTCACCGACTGGCTCACGGAAACGCGCGTCTGGGTCACCTCCGAGATTCCCGGCACGTCCGACCTTTTCCACATCCCCACCCGCACTGTCGTCGACTGGAAGCTGGTCGGCGCCACCACGCTGAAGAGCGCCAAGCGCGGCCCGACGCCGCAGTATCGCGTCCAGGCTCACGGCTACGGCCTCGGATTCTTCCGCGCCGGCTTCGACGTGCAGAACGTCGCCATCTATTACCTGCCGCGCAACGCGATCAGCCTCAAGTCCGGCATCTTCTGGTCCGAAGAGTGGGATCCCATGGTCGCACTCAACGCGCTCGACCGCCTCGACGAGATCCGGGCGACTCTCGCGAAGTTCCGCACCACCGAAGCTCGCGATGCGTACATCAGCGGCCTGCCCCGCGCAGACCACTGCTGGGACTGCCATCGCTACCCCGACGCCCCCAAGGCGGCGGCTCCAAGCTCCCTGGAAGCCATGATCGGCCTCTAGGAAGAACAAAAGAATCCACAGAGACAAAAGGAGCACAACATGAACGAATCCCTCGACGACCTGCTGGCAGGCGGCGGAAAGACTGCGAAGTTCGAAACCGTCGGCACGCGCTGGAGCGGCGTGGTCACCAAGGCGGAGCCCCGCCAGGCGACGAACTTCGACACCGGCAAGCCCGACTTCTGGGACGATGGCCAGCCCAAAATGCAGGCGGTCGTCTCGATCCAGACGGACGAGCGCATCGACGAGACCGACGACGGCGTCCGCGCCATCTACATCAAGATGTGGGGCGACCAGAAGAAGGCGTTCCGTCTCGCTGCGCAGGCGGCCGGCGGATCCCCGAAGCCCGGTGACACGTTCACCGCGACCTACATCGCCGACGGCGAGAAGCCGCAGCGTGGCTTCGCTCCGAAGATCTTCAAGTACGAGATCCAGAAGGCCAGCGCGCTGGACGCGATCGTCAACGGCACCGCACCCGCGGTGCAGCAGCCGGTCGCTCAGCAGCCGGTCGCTCAGCAGCCGGTCGCTCAGCAGGTGCAGCAGCCGGTCGCTCAGGCGGCCCCGGTGCAGCAAGCCGTGAACGTGCCGCAGGCAGGGCTCACCGCCCAGCAGGAGGCTCAGGTGAAGCTGCTGATCGGGAAGTCCCTCGAGGACGACGCGATCGCCGCGGTCATCGACGGCGCGACGCCCCAGGCCATCCAGGCGGTGCGCCTGCAGCTCGCAGCCGCGAGCAGCAACGGCTTCTGAGTCACGTAGCCGGGGTCCGCGCTCGCCCGCGGACCCCGGCACTACAGAAGGGAGGGCGACCGTGACACTCATCGGAGTCCTGCTCGTCGCGCTGATCGTCGGCGCACTGGCAACGCTCATCATCATCACCCTCGTCGGCGCGGATCGAAAACTCCGCAGGGCCCGACGTGAATCCGAAACGGAGAAATAGACCATGTTCCTGTTCATCCTCGCGATCATCCTCGCGATCATCGCAGTCGTCGGCGTGTTCGTCGCCACATCCTCAAAGGATCTGCGCTTCGGCGCGATCATCACCACCGCAATCACAGCGCTGGGCGCCATCATCGCTATCTTCTTCGCCACCTTCTACGCCAACGGCGTCGGTGAGGCGAAGGTCAAGGTCAGCTCCGTCGACCGGCAGGTCGTCGGGACTGTTGAAGAGCCTGGATCCGGCTTCAGAGCGCCGTGGGAAGACTTCGTCGAGTTCGACCTGTTCTCTCAGGAGCTGCTGTTCGCCGGCAGTGACGGCGGCGCCCCGAGCTACACCGGCGGCACGGTCAACGGCCGCGAGATCACCGTCTCTGTCGGCGGCGTCTCGGGCGGCTCCACGCAAGCCCAAGTCGACATGACCTTCGTCTACTCCGTGAACGCCGACGCCATCAAAGAGATCTACTCGGAGTACCGGTCGCAGGAGCGGTTCACTGAGCAGATCGTGACCCGCCAGGTGCTCTCGATCTCTCGGCAGGTGCCCTCCGAGTACAGCGCCATCGAGTTCCGCGGCTCCAAGCGAGGCGAGGCCGAGACGCGCATCCTCGACGCGCTCAACGAGAAGCTGGGCAAGTACGGGGTCGAATTCTCTGCGGTGACCATTCAGGACGTGCGATTCTCTGAGGACGTCGAGAAGTCGCTCACGTCCATCGAGCAGGCCAACCAGAAGGCGCAGGAGGCCGAGGCCAACCAGCGCACGAAGGAAGTCGAGAATGAGACGCTGATCGCATCCGCTCAGGCTGAGGCGGACGCCAACAAGATCCTGTCGCAGTCGCTGTCGGCACCCGTGCTGCAGCAGCGCTACCTCGACACACTGGCGAAGCTCGCCAAGGAGGGCAACCTCGTGGTCGTCCCCGAGGGCTTCAACGGCCTGGTGAACGTCGGCAAGTAGCCCAAGACCACAACTGAATACTCCGGTGAATGCACGCGTGGGGACGCGCGAGGGGAACCGGCGGCCTGGCCCTCCGAGGAACGGGCTTCACGGGCAGGAGTGCAGTAGGGCACAGCGCAGCGCGCATGCGTTACACGGGTTCGATCCCCGACCTGCCACGCAGATCAAGATCTTAAATTCGACCGAAAGGAGCAGCGTCATCAATTCCATCGACAAAGCTCTGGCACTAGCCGACCTGGACATCTACGTCTTCCCCGCCTATGAGGCGGACGAAGTCGTGGACGGGCGACTGAAGGAAGCGAAGACGCCGCGCACGCGCAGGGGTCACCACGAGGCGGTCACAGACCGCCAGCAGATCATCACCTGGTTCACCCGCTGGCCGCATGCACTCGTCGGCGTCAACGCCGGCAAGTCAGGGCTCATCTGCGGTGACATCGACATGGGCGAGGACAAGCACGGCAACGTGCACGACGGCTGGGCCACCCTCGTCGAGAACGGGCTGGACGAGCTGCCCGACACGTTCAACTACGAGACCCGCCGCGGCGGCAGTCACTACATCTACGAGCCAGTCGACGGGCGGTACCTGAACGGCACGAAGAATCACGTCACCCCCCAGGGTGTCGTGCTCGACTCGATCGACCGCCGCGCCGGCTCCTCGTACTTCATCTGGTGGGGCGACGAGGTGCCCACTGCTCGCGACGAGTTCGCGCCGGCGCCGGAGTGGCTCCTCACCCCGGCCACCGAGCCCGACTACTCCCCGTTCGGTGGCACCGCCGATGAGTGGCTCGCGAAATGCGAGCCCGGCGAGCCCGGCAGCTTCCTCCTCGAGTTCGTCGACAACATCCCGAAGGAAGACTTCGGCCACGACGAGATGATCCAGATGCAGGCGGCCCTCATCGGCCTCGGCGCATCAGGCAAGCCCGGCGTCCCGTGGGCGCTCGACCAGCTCCGCCGGGAGTGGCTGCGACCGCCTTACGACACGGAGGTCTATCAGGCCGACTGGCTCATGGGACTCCGCGGTGCGATCGACAAGTACGGAGCTTTCGAGGGCGACATCCTGGCCGACTTCGCGGGGCCGAAGGCGGCGCCCGTGGAGATCGACTACGTGGATGCTGCTGGGCGCGTGAACGACCCCGCATTCTTCACCGCCTGGACGTCGCTGCCCGCTGCAGTGACACCCGAGTCGCTCACAGAGCGCGTGCGGCACGTCCTCACCCTGGTCCTTGCAGATGGTGCAGTCAGCCGCCGGGAAGCCGTCGAGATCGCATGGAACGCAGCCGCGCGGAAGCACGCGGACTGCACGATTCAATCGCGCGAGGGTGTGGAGGCCCTCGCCGCCGACACGTTTCCGGGCGAGCGGCTATTCACGATGGAAGAGGCGCAGGCCCAGCCCGAACTAACCCAGGGCGCGAAGTCCAGCAGGCGCGTTCACCTACTCAAGCCGACCGAAGAGGCCGCGCTGGAAAGCATCACCTGGTGGGGCGACGGAAAGAGAGAGGAGAACTTCATGGCACGCATGCACGAGATCAACCCCGTCATGAGCGAGGCGTACTACCGCCTGACGCGCTGGATGCTGCTCTCGCTCATTTTCGCGAGCAAGGCGGTCATCCCCGCGGAGAACGGCACCATGGTGCCCCTGAACTTCTACGGCATTCGCCTAGGCCCGTCCGGCTCCGGCAAGTCGGAGTCGCTGCAGCCGATCCAGGACATGATGGCGGCCTACTACCTCCCCGAGGAAGACCCCGACATTGGTGGAGACTCGACGACCGCCGGCCTCACGCAGGCTCTGATTCGCAGAGACGGCCGCACGTCGTTCTTCCACGCAGACGAGGCCGACGCGGTCTTCCGCAGCTGGTCTGAGTCGCAGGGCGCGTTCAGCGGCATGAAGAACCGAATCATGGACATCTTCGGCAGCAAGGTGCCGATGCTCAACCGCACTGGGGCTAAGGAAATCTCCGGCATCCGCGCCACGGCGTACCTGTGCGTCGATCTCACCGGAGTCGACGATCGAATCACCGACGCTATCGAGCCGCACGATTGGGAGAGCGGGTTCGTCAACCGCTTCGTCTGGGCGAAGGGCGAGCGGAAGCGGATGTCCGACGAGCAGAAGATGTTCCGCATCAGAAGGCCTGGCCAGACCGGCGGCAGAGGGATCGAGAACTGGTACGGCCAGTGGGCAGCACAGTTCCGTGCAGTCTCCGAGACCCGACTGACGTCGCCGGACGGCAAGCCGGTGTGGATCGACATGAAAGACGATGTCCTCCTGCGAGATGTCGAGGTGCAGAACCGCTTCGAGGCGCTCGCTCAGAACAGCGCCTACCCGGAGAGACTCAGGCCTACGTTCACTCGAATGACGATGACCATCCGCAAGTGCGCCGCGCTCGTGGCAATCACGAAGAGGCGCACTGTCATCGAGATGGAGGACTATCTCATCGCGCTCGAGCAGGCGGAGGAGTGGGTCGAGAACATCCTCGAGATGGTGGAAGCCACCGACGAATCCCCGCGGGCTCGCCAGGCCAACCGTCTCGCCGCGCTTATCGCCTCGCGGCCGGGCCGGTCCATGAAGCGCACCGAGATCCACGCGCAGAAGGGCTACGCCGGCAACTCGAAAGACACCAACTCGCTGATCGACGAACTCGTCCAACAGGGGCGAGCGGAGATCCTGCCCATCGGCAAGACCGAAGCACTCATCCGCCTCGAAGAAGGGAGCGCAGCATGAACCTCACGCCGCTAGAAGAGGCCCACTGGGTCTACACGCACCGCGAGGAGTATGACCGTCAGCAGCGCTATGACGCCGCCGTCTCGCTCTCTCAGTGGGGGCGATTCTCGCTCCGTCAGGTGGCCGCGATCTGCGGGATCGCCCACTCGACCGTGAAGGTGGTCGCGGGCTCCAAGTCCGAGAAGACCGGCGGACGGTTCAACCCCGCCTGTCTCCCGATCCTCATCGACATCCGCGGCAGAAGGGTGCGCGGTGAGGCCGTCGACGCGGACACCGTCAGGCGTCTCGTCTCCACCGGCACATCCCTCGGCTTCGCGGCACGCCTCAGCGAAATCCCCGAGTCCTATCTCAGGCGCAGGCTCGAACGATCCGAGGAGGCAGCGTGAACGACGAGACCATGCCACTGCCCGTCTACCCGTGGCCCATCAGCGAGGCGCGCATGGCGCTGCTCCGGGAGGCGAAGGCCCGTATTGACATCCCGATCCGCGTGGTCCCTGTGGAGGCCGCTCATGGCTCGCCTGGGCGCGTTCTGTGCTTCGGCCTGACGCCGCCGTTCATGTGCAAGACGGCGCCGATTGCGCCGCAGAACGTGTTGAGCGTCGACTCGATCGAGAACGCGCTCCGGTTCTGGCTCAACCCGTTCTCCGATGAGCGTCAGTTCGACGAGGCGCACTGGATGAGCAACGTCATGGGGTGCGACGTCACCCTCGTTGCCGAAGAGGACCACACGGGCAAGGTTCGATTCGATGTCTGATTCCTGGGCACCCATCCCCGGCTGGGAGAAGCTCTACGAGGTGTCGAATGCCGGCCGGGTCCGCAGCTTGGATCGGCACTGTAACCGCGGGTTCCGAGGATTTGGCCTGGTGCCGGGTCGCCTACTGAAGGCGATCTACCGCGAGGGCTACCCCTCCGTCAACCTTCGGGATGGCGAGCGAGTGGAGCAACACGGTATCCATGTCCTCGTGGCCAGCGTCTTCGTTCCAGGCCGTGGTGAAGGGCTCGAGGTATGCCATCGCAACGGCGACCGCCGCAACCCCCAAGCTTCGAACTTGCGGTGGGGCACTCGCCAGAGCAACATCCTCGATCAGATCGCGCACGGCACACACGCGCAGTCGTCGAAGACGCACTGTCCGCAGAGACACCCGTACACCAAGGCGAACACCTACTCGCCTCCATCTAGGCCCACTGCGCGCCATTGTCGAGCTTGCATGAGAGCCCGGCACCAGGGGATCGATCCATCGTCCGTCATCGTTGAGGAGGAGATCCGATGAGCCTCTCGCCCGAAGGGACCGCCTGGGACGCCTACTTCGAGAAGTACGGCATGAAGGGCACCGGCGCCAAGGCGAAAGCCGACCAGGACGAGTCCGACGAGACGAAGTTCGACCTGCTGGAGACGCGACTGCCGCTGGGCGAGCTGACCGGCACGCAGGCGCGCATCTGGTCGGAGGCCGAGCAGGCAGGCTTCGAGCTGCAGGGGTACTCGTCACTCGTGCACTTCTACGACAAGGTGCAGAAGACCAACGGAAAGACGGCCAATGCCGGCGACATCACCAAGCCCGCGCACGACTTCCGCAACATCTTCATCGGCGGGCACCTCGCGAAGATGAAGCTGCGCTTCCACGCGAGCTGGCTGGAGAGCGGATTCACGGCGTTCGTGTGGGATCCGGTGGGTCGCTACATGTACGCGAACTCGCGCGCCGAGGACGAGCGTGAGACCCACTGGGTGATCCGCGGCTCCCAGGAATTCGAGCTGTGGATCGACGAATGGCGCGAGAGATTCACCGGCGACAGTCGCCGCCTCGAGAAGGAGCGCGCGGAGGCCCGCAAGCAGGCGCGACGGGACGCGATCTACCAGGACTACCTCGACTACCAAGACGGCGTCGGAAAGTACGCAGACGAGCGAGAGGAGGCGGCATGAGCAAGGTTCGACCGACACAGGGTCTGCGCAACAAGCGCGCGAGAAGGACCAAGGAGCTGGTCATCGCGCTGAACGACGAGGAGCACAAGGCGATCTTCGGCGCCGCGGCGTTCACCCGCGACTTCGCTGCTGTCTGGGCGCGAGACGTGCTGCTCTCGCGCGCCGCTGGCCTCTACAGGCAGCGGAATCTCCTGGACGGGGTCACCTCGTGACCTTCCAGCTGAGCGCCGACCCCGGCAAGAACACCGGCATCTCGCTCGGATACTACGACGCCACCACGCCGTACCAGCTGCTCCAGCGTTGGCAGGTCCATCACGGGCTCGAGGGCTTCCTGCGGTGGCTCGACGCGGTCGTCGACGAGCTGGAGCACGTCGACGAGATCATCGTGGAGCGGTTCATCGCCAACCACGACGAGGACGGCGACCTCTCCGGCGTGCCGATCGAGGGCGCGATCGCGCTCTGGGCCCGCCAGATCGGCGCGGTGGTCATCTGGCAGACGCGCTTCGACAAGGGCGCACTCACTGGCTACCCGGACGACGCGGTCACCAAGGCGCAGCGTCAGCGGGTCCGGTTCGACTGGCTCGCCGAGCACGGCTTCGCGAAGGCCGGCACCGAGAACGACGACACCAACGACGCAATCACCCACGGCATTGTCTCGCTCAGGAAGCGGAAGCACATGCCGACAATCAGGGCCTTCTGGGGTCGTGGAAGGAAGGATGCAGCATGAAGGAAGTCTGCAGTTGCAACGCGAGCTTCGAGTACGACCGCACCGGCGGGACCATGCCAGACGACCGGGTGGAGCGTGTCCACGAGATGCTGCTCGATTGGCGGAAGAGCCACCGCCACGAGTTCGCGCCGGAGCCCGAAAGCCATCCGACGATCCTCGAGTCCAGCTCGTCGCACGAGCGGGTCGACCAGTACCTGAGCACGGAGAACGACATCCCGTTCGGATTCACGCGGAACGAGGTTCGATGAGCGTCGCGGCGAGGAAAGCGCGAAAGAGGCTCCAGCGAAGCCTCCGCCTGTTCGACCAGCGCGAGGCAGCGGCAGCACTGTGGCGCCCGAAGGCGAAGACGCCGACCGGTCGCTACGGCGATCCTCGCGGGCTCGGGTGGATCAGCGGTCCCGAGATCATGGCTCGGATCCTCGCGCGCAGGGCATAACTCGCCGATATAGCTCACCTGCGCATGCGCCAAGCGGGCGACCCGAAGGTCGCCCGCCCAGAGATGGGATCACGCTCCTCTCAGACGGCGTTGCCCCACGGGGGCGTGGTGGGGTTGCCGTCATTCTCGACGATCTGCTCAACCTGTTTGATGTAGCCTGCACCGATCGTGTCGACTGCATCCTCAGAGAGAACGACTTCGCCTTCGTTGATCACGGCGACTTCCGACTCAGGGGTGACAGTGGCGGCGACTTCAGGCGCGACATAGACCGGCTGCGAGGAAGAACCGATCAGCCACTTCTCGGCGGCGGGCCAGCGGCGACCGATCTGCCGCGCGACCCAGTAGTAGGCGTAGATCACGGCGGCCGCCGCAATGAAACCAGCGAGCTGACGCCAGCCGGAGCCAACCTGCTCGTCGATGAAGGCGAAGAAGTCGGCCACAGCCGGGATCTGCGCGGCGAGGAACGCCAGGAGCGAGCCCCACCACACGGGCACCGCCGTGCGGAAGTATGCGGTCGCGTCAATCTTCGGGAGGATGGGTGCGAGGTTCGTCATGCGTTCTCCTTCTATTCAGTGGGGGTGGGTGGTCAGAGGATCGCGAGCGAGGCCAGGTCAAAGCCGTCTTCGGTCACATCGAAGATGAGGGTGCCGGGCAGCGAGTCGCGGCCCTTGACGTTGCGATACCAGTCCGAGCCGCTGTCGAGCGTCGGGGCTCCGACCCAGAAGCGCTCGCGCTTGGTGAACGGGTTCTGGCCGGCGACGCCGGCGCCGAACGAGTGGTAGTGCGCGGTGACCATGACGTCGGCGCGGGTGACCGCCTGGTCGCCGAAGGTCTGCCCCTGCCACCAGTCGATGGCTTTACCGGGCGCGAACTGGTTGCCGTGGACGAGCCCGATCGGCGTGCCGGCGAAGTCGACGCAGAGCGACTCGTCGAACTCGGCGGGGAAGTGCCAGGTGGCGTCGATGCCGGCGATCTCCGCGGCCTGCTGCACGCGCTTGTGAGCGTGGATGCCCCAGTCGTCGGACGGGTTGCCGAGGTTCTGCTTGCCGTGCCGCCACGCGGCATGGTTACTCGAGACGACGCCCACTTCGATGTCGTCGACATGGTCTTTCGCCACGTGTACGAACTTCAGCAGCTCGGTCGCGTAGCAGGCGATCTGGTCGGGGAGTGACAGGTCGTTGGTGAACATCGGGTTGCCACCGGACTCGAAGCCCTCGATGCCGTCGCCGCCGTCGAGGATAAGCACGGACTCGGGAGCGCGCTTGGCCAGCTCTTCGTCGACCTTGCGCCGTGCCTCCGTCAGGCGGGCGAGCAGCTCAGGGGTGCCACCGCGGCGGCCAGTCTTGCCGATCTGCCAGTCAGCCACCACGACCACGGTGGAGCGACCAGAGGCGGGTCCGCGGAGCACGGGCGTCACGCTCTCGGCAATCCTGCGTGCCTCGGCGTACAGCTGCTCGAGCGGGAGCGCCTCGGCCATCGCGATCCCGGTCTTCGGCCACGCGCTAATCTTGTTCGACGACTGGTCGATGCCATAGGCGATCGTCCTGATTGCGAAGTTGTAGAGGTCCGGGTTATCGCCGGACGAGCGGACGAGTTCGCGCGCGTCCTCGAGGGTGACGGGGCGATGCCTGATGAACCGGAACTCCTTCCCCTTGTCGGTATCTTTGCTCTCGTTCTCCTCACCGGGCAGGAGGCCGTCGGCGCCGGGGGCCGCGGACGACGCGGTCAGGACGCCCGCCTCACGCGCCTTCCTGCGGCGAGACGAGACGTAGCCGGCGCTGGCGTTCCACTTCTCGCAGACGGCGTCACGGGTCAGCTCGTCGTCGAGCAGGTCGGCATAGAACTCAGCGTTGTCCTCAAGGTCCGGTCGTGAAGGCATTTCGTGTGGTCCCTCTCGTGGTCGATTAGCGCTCTAATCGCGTGGTCGTGGTCAGGCGGATTCGGGGGCCTCATGGGCGGGCAGCAGTGTGAGATGCCCGATACCCAGGCGGCGGAGGATGGGGAGGGGAAGCTCGGGCATCGGGCCCAGTCGCTTCTCGATGTTGTTCCAGAGCCAGAGCCGGGTCTCGCGGGAACGGATGGCGTCGTTCATCTCGTGGGACTCCTGCTGGACGACGGCCAGCTTCGCGGCGAGATCGGTGACCTGCGTCTGTAGGTCTGCGACTGCAGCAGTGACTCGCTGCTGAACGACGCCTTCGACAAACTCCTGGAACTCGACCTGGCCGTTGAGGAAAGCGGTCGTGGCCGCCGATTCAGTCTTCGTCTCCTCGGTTTCCGCCTCCACCTTCTTTCCGCGGAACAGCAGCCACGCGCCGCCGAGGCCAACCGAGATGCTGCCGAGCACCGTCAGCGCAGTCCGAACAATCTCATCCATTACGACACCTGGGCGATGGCTGCAGCGACGACCGCATCCTGCGCATCCTGCTTGCGCCGCTCGCGGTTGATGCGCCAGAGCGTCCACATGGGGAAGGCGAGCAGGGCGGTGAAAGCGCAGGCGACTACGCCGCGGTCCCCCACGCCCTGGAACACCAGCGTCCAGAGAGCTGCCGCGTAGCCCCCAAGGACGAAGAGCATCAGGAGCTTGCCGGCTCCCTCGAGGTACCAGAAGCGCGGGAAGATGAGCCCGAAGGCGGCGCTCACCGATGCGACGAGGAGGGTCCAGGAAGAGATCGACGAGATCTCGGAGTTGAGGACGATGTCGAAGCTCGGCATGCCCAGCTTGATCGCGAGGATCGCCATGACGATGAGCACGCCGTCGAAGTACGGCAGGACGTACCGCTTGAGTTCCGCGGACGTCGCGTCCCGATCCACGCCCGCGGGGATCGCATCTGGATGCCAGATGGTGGCTCGGAAGATGCGTGCAGCCAGCACTTTGAGGATCAAGGTCTCACCTGTTTTCAGTCCTGCGGGTGGAAACGCAGGGGCGTTGGCGGCTGCCGAGCGCCCCTGCGTTTATCAGGCGTTCTTGATCTCGTCGACCTGCGCCTTGGTGGCGTCCCACGCCTTGGCGCCATTGAGCTTCGCGGCCTCCCATTCAGCCTTGGAGAGAGGGCGCTTCTTCCCGGTGATCGGGTGGATCACGTAGACGCGGTCGTACGGTGCTCGGTTGTAGACGTAGCTCGGTTCCATGTCGTCCTCCTCGGACTCGTCGGGCTTGGGTGCCGGCTTCGGAGCCGGCTTGGGGTTGAGGTGGGATCCGCTGCCACTGGAGGCGAACGCGGGGATGACCCAGGGGTTGTTGAAGTCGCCGACGTGCCACTGCTCGCGCGGCGAGACGAAGTCGACGCGGAGGCCGGCGAGGCGCATGAGCGCGGCGAAGCGGGCCCAGCCCATCTCGGCCCAGTTGTCCACGTCGATCGCGAAGACTTCCTGGTTGTGGTACCAGCCGCCGTGGCTCGACCATCCCGGCACCGCGGCTAGCTGGCCGAAGGCGTTGCGGTAGAGCTTCTGCGCGCTCAGAGGCCGGTAGCCGTTCCAGGTGTACTTCCCGGTACTGTTCTGCCCGGTGATGCGCAGGCGAACGCCGTACTTCTTGACGCCCTGCTGCACGGCCCAGTTCCAGCGTGCGAGCGTGCCGGCGGGCAGCCAGATGTTGTTCTGGACGTGGATCAGCTTGTGGAGGGGGACTTCGCCGTTGCGGTAGGCCATCACGCCACCTCGTATTCGAATGTCAGGTAGGCGTTGGTGCCCACGGCATGGGCGGCGCTCGTCGGATAGGTCGCGTTGACGTTGGTCCCGTGCGTGAGCGCCGATCCGACGACCTGGGGGAGACTGATGGTGAAGCTGCTTGCGCCGGTGTAGCGGGCGATGGCGATGTACGCCGTCGTGTTGTTCGCGAGGTAGAAGGACCCGTCGCCGAGGCTGCGTACCGACGTGGTGTCGAGCGGGGTGACAGGCAGGGAGACGCTGATGTTGCCCGAGGGCGAGCCGGCGCCTGTGCGCTGGATGCGGACACGGCCGCGGACCACCTTCCCTTCCTGTTCGTAGGAAGCGGTGACGGAGATCTGCGAAGCGGTGAGCCCGGTGACCGTCGGCGTGTAGGCGGTGCGGGGGCGGCTCTCGATGCTCCAGGCGCCGGCGGTGTAGCGCCAGGTCACGCCTGTCTCGACGACCAGCCAGCCGACCCCGTTACGGAGCTTCGGGGCGGCGAGGGCGAGGCGGTCGGCGTTGCTGCCGGTGTAGTAGCCCTGGCTGACGGCGATCTCCTCGACCATGTCGTCCAGGGCGTCATTGACCGCAGTGGCCATGGCGTTGAGGGTCGTCTGGATCGGGTTGACGATGGTTGTCTCGTCAGCCAGAGGGATCCCTCTCGGAGTGCTCGCCATACGTTCAACGCTAGACGCGAATTTGGCGCTTAATTCTAGAGCGCGGGAGGCATGTGAAACCAGCCGGTGAGCCAGACGTTCGCATTCTCCTTCGAGAGGAGCGCCGGGTTCACCGGGGTAACGCTCGTGCCCATGTAGAAGAAGATGTCGGCGTAAGCCAGCCCCACGCTCGCGCCAACGCGCACATTCGCCGCCGTGAATTGCTCATCGGGCGTCGCGTGGAACGAAGACACCTTTGCAGCGGTGAACGTGTAGTGGACGCGCAGCCGGTCGAGCTTCAGCTCCACGGAGGCGATCCCCGTGGACGTGTGGCCCGCGTCATTGATGGCTTGCCACGCTGTCGCGGAAACGCGACGAATGGTGCCCGAGATGTCGGGAAGATTGCTCATGATTCTCCTTGGGTGGTGGGCGGCTATGAGAACACCGGGGTGGCGGCGATGTAGCGGTCGCGCAGTACGACGGACTGGGTGCCGGTCGCGTTGGATACTCCGAACGTGGAGAAGTCCATGTCGAGTACGTAGGTAACGCCCGGCGTGGTGTCGATCCGCGTTCCGCCGCGCGCCTGCACCCAGCGCCGGGAGCCATCTGACTGCCAGGCTTGGAGGTCACGGGTCGGGCTCGCGTTGATACGGTGACCCGCGGTGGTCGCGGGCGTTCCGTTGATTCGCAGACCGACGAAGGGAACCACAACCGCGTTGGAGCTGGCGCTGTACGCGGTCGTCCATGCTTCACTGAAGTCGACGATGTAGACGGAGGCGACTGCAGTGAAGGTCAGGGTGCAGGTGTCGCTACTGTGCCTGGTGAATGCGGCCTGCGTACCTGCGGCCGACACTGAAGCGTTGTAGACGAGCGCATCCGAGTTCGCGACGCTCACCAGTCCGAATGCTGCGTTCGCCAGGGGCACCAGGGTGCCCGTGGCGGGGTTGCGCACCTCCATCCCGGTCGCGATGCCGTAGCCGATCCGCACGAGTTCCTGATTGCTCGCGTTGAGCGCGCGGAAGCCCTGGTTGGTCATCTCCGTCCGGGCGCCCGATGCGGACGAGCGGATGAGAGCACCTGTGATCGTGTGTTTCGCGGTGATGGCGTTCGCATCGAGCTTGTCCACCGTGACCGCGTTGGCCGCGAGCTTGTCCGTGGTCACGGCCAGCGCGTCGAGCTTCACCGTACTAACGGCGCCAGCGAGGATCTTGTCGGCGGTGACCGCGTTGGCCGCGAGCTGCCCTGCCGTGACCGCCAGGGCCGCGATCTCGCGTGTCGTGATGGAGTTGATCACGAGCTTGTCGCCGGTGATCGTGTTGGCGAGGATCTCATTGGCCGTGACCGCGCCGGCGGCAATCTTCGCGGTGGTTACCGCATTGGCCTCGAGCTTCGCCGTGGTGACCGCCAGCGCGTCGAGCGTCCGCGTGGTGATGGCGCCGTCGACGATCAGTTCACCGGCGACCATCCGGCGGATCCGCACGTCGCGAACGCGAACGCGGGTGGTGGAAGGCATGTCGGCAAGAGTGAAGAAACCGACTCGGACAGCGGTCGCCCCGGCCGGGATTTCGCGCTCGGCGGTGAAGGTCCCTGCCGTCGGCAGATCCATGAGGACCACCGCGCTGGCGCCATCGAACGCCAGGTTGACTCGTGCGGTCCCGACGGATCCGGCCACATTCTCGCGGGTCACGGTGAAGCGGAAGCGTTCGCCTGGAGTCACGGGGAAGCTGGTGCTTGCGTGGTACGCGCCTTGCTGCGTGCCTGTTCCGTTCTTCTCCAGTCCGCCGTTTGCCGGGGTCCATGGCGCATACCCCGCTGGGTTAGCAAAGGTGGGGTCGTTGAAGTAGTTCTGAAAGTCGGTGACCAGAAGCTTCTCAACGGAGACGGTGTTCGCCTCGAGGCGGTCGCCTTTCATCAGGCCGTACGTGCCGGAGCCGATGTTCACCAGCGGCAGGTAGGTCTCGTCGAGGGTGCCCTTCACCCACGCGTCCCCACTCCATCGCCAGAAGGCGAGCAGCTTGCCACCGACGCCAAGGGAGGACCACTGCTCCCATGTGTCCTCCACAGCAGTGCCCACACCGGATGGCTCGGTGGTAGCCCGGTAGGTTTTGGACTTGCCGGATGCGGTCTCCTGGGCCTGGTTGGCGGTCGTTTGAGCGTTCCCGGCAGCGGTCTGCGCGGCGGTCGCGGTCGTCTGTGCTGCGTCGGCGGCGGCCTTGGCCTGCGAGGCGCGGAGCTGCGCCGCGTTTGCCTCAGAGAGGGAGACGCCGGCGAAGAGTTGCTTCGAAGTGCCGCCCGAGACCATGTAGTTAGCGAGCAGGAGAACCTTCGCCTGAGACGTGGCGGGCGGGAAGGACGTGGTGGCGGCCCCGTCCGTGCTGAGATGTACCCCCTGGTAGGGAGCCGTAGCAGTGAGCTTCGTCCACTCGCCAGAGGCGTTGGGCACGACGGCTGCGCTGATGCCTGGCGCGTACATGAAGCTTCCGCCAGCCGCGTTGTTGCTGACCGGAGTTCCCGCCGGAGCGGCGGGAAGAGACCAGGGTGCGGGCAGTGTCACGGTGTTTCCACTGATGGCGCCGTTCGCGTAGACGACGAGGTTGCGGGTGTACTCGCCTGCCGCCCACTTCTTGCCCTTGCCGTCGACATAGTTCCACACAGCGAGGTAACTATTCGCCGGGGTCGAGCCATTGTGCCAACCCGCGGTGGAGGCGAGCTGGACGACGGTATCGCCAGGGTTGAGGGGGGCAGCGAGGACCGTTCGCGTGCCCGCCCGCTCGGAGTACTGGGGCACCGCGATGGCAAGTCCATCCACGTCATACGGCTCGAGGGCGAAGTACACGCGAGAAGCGACACCGGGGTTAACCTGCTTCACCCAGGTCGAAGCGAGGAGGGGCTTCGATGGGTCGATAGGCACGAACTCATCCAGCTTGCGCGAGACCGCTGTACTCGTCCCGGCGTAAAACGCTCCAGAAGTGCCCGTCGGCTGGTCGCCGACCTCGAGGGTGAACTGCGAGAAGTTCAGCGAGCCGAGGGCGGCGTCACCGTTGGTGATGAGGTCTGTGCCACGCGCCTTGATTGCATCTGCGTCAAGCTGCGCGGCGTCGGCGGCCGCCTTCGCGCTGTCGGCTTTCTGCTGGGCGGTGGACGCGGCGGTGGACGCGGCGACCGCGACGCCGGATGCAGTACCAGCGTCGGTGAGTGCTTGATCGATCTTGCCGTTGACCGCGTCCGAAATCTTCTCTTCAGTGATCGCACCGGCCTTGATGACTTCGGCCTGAATGGAGTCGAGCTTGAGGTTCCCGCCGTCGATGATGCGGCCGATGAGATCCGTGTCGACGGTCGGCTTGGTGGTGACGGGGACGCGATCGGACTCGAGGGAACGGTTGCCCGAAAAATCGACTGCTACGACGGCGTAGTGGAAGGTGGCGTTGTAGGCGGTCTCTGGGGCGACGATCGTGTCGACCCGGTCGATACGCCCGACGGGCACGGCCGTGCCGCCTGTCGCGGCGGCGTAGCGGAGCACCTCGCCGTGCGAGAAGTCAGCGGGCTGGGAGGCGCTCGTGGAGGTTCGCCCGGCCCAGGAGAGCAGCACCTGGCCTTGGCGAGACGTACCCGTAAGGGGCTCGGGCTTCGGTGGCGGCGTGGTGTCCTTAGCAAGCGTGAGTACGACGGGCGCCGAAAACTCGCCCGCGACGCCGGTGCCGGACACGGCGCGGATCTTGAATGCCCACTCCATCCCGGCGGGCAGGCCGAGCGCCTTCAGCTGCGGAGCGCCCTCGGTGCGAGGTTCCTCGGCGACATTCACCCACGACTCGCCGGCGACGTTGGGGCGCCCGAACAGCTCGTAGCGAGCGATGCTCAGCGGGAGCCCGTCGACGTCGGAGTCGACCTGCGTGGAGGTCGCGAAGACGGTCGCTCGCGGGTAGCCGTACTCATCGAAGTAGGCATCTGACGTGGCGCTGGGCTCGGCGGGAGCTGCGGGCACGCGCGCGGCCTGCGCGAGCTGCTCCTGCTGGTCGGCGAGGCTGAGGTTCGCGTCCGCGAGCGCACGGCGCGTAGCGGCGGACCCCTGCTGTGCAGCCTTGCTGTTGGACTTCGCGATGGTCGCGTTGCGAGCCGCGAAGTCCAGGTTCTCCTCGACCTTGCGGCGCCATGCCTGCGACACGTCGTCCAGGTTGGAGTCGGGCCAGTTGATAGTCACGCGGAGGCTCCGTTCATGGGGTTGGCGCTGAGTTCGCCTGCAGTGATGCCGGCCGGGTGGAAGTCGTTCCACTGCGCGGCGGTGCGGATGGTGGTGCGAGTGGCGAAGTCGAACATGGAGGACCACCAGGGCCCACCGCAGTGCTGCTCGGCCTTGAATGTGGCGCCGTCCGGGGCGTAGGTCACCGAGCGGATACGGAACAGGAGACCGTCAGCCACGAAGAAAGACCCCTCGAGGTTCCCGAGCGGGTGCGTAGCCGGGTCCTGCTGAGCTACCACTTCACCTCCGAAGAACGCCTCGGGAGTCGTGAAGAGCGTCTCGATCGTGCCGATAGTTCCGGTGATCGAGTACGTCGCAGAGGAGTGACGGGAGAGCAGCGCCTGTGCTGCGCGCCACGCCTGTTCGTACGAGTTCAGGAACGGCATCTCGACGATCGGCGCGACCTCCTGCGGCGCCCGATCGGCGCTCAGCCCGGTCGACATACGGAGCACGCTGCGCTGATAGAGCATCCCGGTGCCGTAGATGCGGAGCGAGGAGTAGTCCCCCTCGCTGGCCGTCATCGAGATTTGATACGGCGCGTACTGTTCGTCGCTCGGGCCCGTGATCGTGACCTTGATGCGGGATCCGCCGTCGAGCAGCTCGAGCTTCATGTCTCCGCCGCCCGCCTTCCACTGCGCGGCCTTGATCGGCAGGTTATCCTTGCCGGAGACGGCGTAGACCGAGGCGGAGCCGACGTACTCTCGAAGCACGGAGTCGACCACGGAGGGCTGCAGGATGGAAGTGGCGCTAATTCCATAGGCGCCGGAGGTGTCCTCGTCGGGCGTGAGGTCGATGTTGTACTCGACGATCTCGTTGGCGTCGACCTGGAAGACCTGGACGTCCTCGTTCCAGCCGCCGACGGGGTAGATGAGCTGGTTCGCGGGTGCGAAGGTCTTGCTCCACGCCACCTCGACGTTCTGAGCCAGCTGACCTTCGCTCGCAGACCAGCTGTAGTCGGCGAAAGACCGCGCGCTAATGACGGAGCAGCCGGTGAGCGTGCGGAACGCGTACTTGTCGCCGATGAGGGAGAGGGCGATCTGTTGCGCGATGCACAGATCCTTCAGGTGGTCGAGGACGTTCCCTTCCCAGCCGATGTAGTTCACCGGCCGGGCGGATGCAGCGGCGGAGACAACGATGTTGGTGGTGATGCCGCACAGGCCGAGGTAGTAGAGGATTGCCCCTCGCAGCGTGCCGGAGTACGCCTCCGCCGTGCGAGTGACGTTCAGCTTGGCGATCTTCGACAGCCCGGTCACGCTGGCGTTCACGCCGTTCCCGCTCCCCAGGCCCAGCTCGCCGGTGGTCGTACCCATCTCGGCGTCGCGAAGCGTGACAGGCTTCCCTTTCAGCACGCGGGTCGAGGGTGTCTCGGGCAGCGTGAAAGACATGGCGCCGGCGCCACCTGTCGTGTCGCCAGGGATCAGCGGGGTGGAGTCAGCGACGACAGACCAGTCGCTCAGGTTGTGGTGCCAGACATCCCCGACCTTGACGTCGACGGCGCTCACGGCCCCACCTCGACCAGTCGGGCAGAGACGCTCATCCGGCCGAAGTACGCGGAGATCGGAACCTCGGTCGGCGGGTCGAACATCCGGCAGCCGGAGTTCCCGCCGCCGCGAATGAAGCCGGCGCCGACCGGGGACTGGCCGATGGGGAGGACTTCCACCATCATCCCCGCGATCGTCCCGGAGCTGGGAAGGAGGGTGCCGCCGACGTTCAGGCCAGGCTGCACCCGGATGCCGATGCCCGTCATGTTTCCGGCCTGGGGGATCACGGTGGTGAAGCGCGTCGGGTCGCTCGCGGCGATCGCCGGGAGCGCCTGTGACGGAGCGAGTGCCGTGTGCCCATTGAAGGTCTGCAGGCTGACGATGCTGCGCTCCGCGGCGGCACTCGCAGAATGGATGCCGACGTGTGCGGCAAAGCCGGGCGGGACGGGGACGTAGCAGACGGGGGCCTGGCCGCCGGTGGTCGTGAACAGCGCGGACACCTTCGGCAGCTTCTTGGCGTTCGCTGCGGTCACTACCCCAGTCGGGCGCTGGAGGGCACCGATGATAGGCCCGTCCGTCACGCTGAGCCCAGGGAAGGACCAGTGGGCGGGGAGGGCGTTCTTGATCATGGGATCAAGCCAGTGGACAAGCTCGTCGACGTTCGTCGAGTCGACGCCGTAGTACATGTCGCTGAGCAGGCGTGCCGTCTCGGTGGGGACCGTGTTCCACGAGAGGTCGTATTCCATGTGGGTCGCGCGCGAGCGCCGCCCGGAGGTGCGTCCGTTGCGGTCTTGCGTCGTGGCGCTCCAGCCAACGGGTTGGAACGCGGTTCGCGGCGCGGGCGCCTTGATCCACTGCTCCGAGCCCCGAAGGCCCATCCAGACCGTGCTTCCCATTACGCTGCCCCTCTCCGGGCGGTGACGACGTTGTGCGAGCCCACCGAGCCCGCAAGTGCGGCGCCCGGCAGGATGAGCTGCAGGTTCGCTGCCAGCAGGTCGGCGAGGAGGCGAGCGGAGGACGCGGAGATGTCCATGGGGCCGCCGCCACCGGCTCCGATGCCTGCGGGCGCGACAGCCTTGCCCTGCTTGGCCATGCGGTGCATGAATGCCAGGTTGTTGACGCCGATCGTGCGGGTGGCGTCGGCATTGAAGACGAACTCTTTGCCGTGGACGGCGCCGCGAACCTCAGAGGAGCTAGCGCCGCCGGTGTAGCCGCCGCCGGAGAAGCCGGCGCCGTCCACCTGGATCGAACCGGTGCCCCTGTCGAACTTGGCGCCGATACGCCGTCCGGCGAGGGTCGCTCTGAGGCCCTCGGCGAGACCACCGCCGACCTGCGAACCGAGGCGAACGCCGCTGTTCCAAGCGTTGGCGCCCTGTCCGTTGGCCCAGTTGCCTGTCGGGTTGTAGCCCTTGAGGCCCTGCTCGAGACCTGCTCGAACCCCGCCGGAAGTCTTCGATCCGACCTGACCACCCGCGGCCTGGCCGAGCGTCTGCTGCTCGTTGGCCCAGCCGCTACGGATGACGTCGATCTCGCCCATGTCTGCCTTGAGGCGGTTGTCGAAGGTGTCTGCGACGCCGATCGCAAGCTCGTCACCGGCGTAGAAGGCGTCGAGCAGGCCGCCCTCGGCTGCGATGGCGATGGAGCGGCCCACGGCGTCGCCCATCTTGCGGCCGCCTGTGTTTTCGCCGAGGCCAAGGTCGAAGCCCTCACCGAATGCCGCGCCCGCGCCTGCTCCGCCCGAGGCGGCCGTAGTGGCGGCCTGGGCCATGAACTCGCTGAGCGCCTGCATGGCGGGATCGCCATTGAATTCGACCGTGATGTTGCGCGGGACGTGCTGGATGATCGTTCCCATGTCGCCGAACGACTTGGCGTACTTCTCGATCTCCGCACGGTTGTACCCGAGCCCCGTCGCCTGGTTGACGAACTCGCCACGGAGGCGAGCGGCGATGCGGATCAGCTCCTCCTGGCTGGTTCCGGAAGCGGCCAGCGACTGGAGGTATGACTGGTAGTTGCCGACGAGGCCGAGGATCTCGCCGCGGTTCTCTGCGGCCGCAGCGTTGTTGCCGACGAGGCTCTTGTTGGCCTTCGCCTGCTCGGCTGCCAGGTTCTTCTTCTCGGCGGCCATGTCGGCGTCCAGCTCTGCCAGTTCAGCGCGCAGCTTCGCGGCGCGCAGCTCGTCCTTGTAGTTGACGGCGACGGACAGCCAATACTGCTTGATGGAGCGGTCGGCGCCCATCTCGGAGAGCTTGCGCTGATGGGCTGCTGCTGCCTCGCGCGCGGCATGCGCGGCGTCGCGGATCTTCTGCCAGCCGCTGAGGATTGAGTCGAAGCTCTGGTCGCTGCCGAAGCGGATGTCGGTGGACCGCTTCATCACGGTCTGGAGGTCGTTGGCGTAGTCGGCGAGGGTGCGTACCTTCTGGGCGGCGTCCTCCGCTGCCCCGCCCAGACCCTCTGCGCCGTCGGTCGGGGCCTCCCAGTCGAGGCCTGCCAGAGTGTCGGTCAGCTCGTCACCTGCGCCGGCGGCCAGTCCGAACCCTTCAGCGAGGCCACCCGTGGCGGCGCCCGCGCCGTTGGCCGAATCGGCGAGCCCGAACAGCAGGTCGGCTGCGGCAGTGACGATACCGATGACGATGGTAGCGCGGCCGAGCGCGATGAGCGCTCCTCGTGCGGTGAGGGCGGCACCAGCGAGCGTGCGCATGCCGCCTGCCGCTCCCGCGGCAGCATTGCCGGCGGTGGCGGCGCCCGCAGCGGCCACCGTCCCTGCCGTACGTAGCCCGAGCAGGGAGGCAATGAGTCCGCCGACGCCGCGCGAGGTACCGGCCGTGACGATACCCAGCTCGATGGCAGCGAGGCGCATGGCGAACAGAGATCCAGCCCACACGGCCGCGACCGACCCGATGCCGGCGAGAGTGGCGAACAGCGCGGCCGCAGTGCCTGCGAGCCGGAACATGTAGGCGCCGAAAGGGGACTCGGCGAACGAAGCGAGCATCTGCAGGAGGCCCGACAGCGCGTCGATCGCCTTGATGATGTTCGGGGCCAGGGTGGCACCGATCGCGCCGCCGGCCTCCGCGAGGGCGTTGACGAAGATCTGCCACCGCGAAGCCAGGTCGTCGAGGACCTTGTTGAACTGACTGCTCAGCTCCGTGCCCTCCGTCCACCCCTGGTTGGAGTCTCCGAGAGCCTTGTTGAAGACGTCGACGTTCGAGGCGACACGGCCGAAGACCTCACCGGCGCGGATGCCCTGCAGGCCCAGCGCCTCGAGGGCACCCGTGCGGGAGATGGAGTCCATCTTCCCGAGTCCGACGGCAACGCGCTCGAAGAATTCGACGGGGTTGGAGCGGACGAGTCCCTCCACCTCGCCAGTGGCCACACCTGCGACGCTGGCGAAGGAGTCGAGGCGAGCCCCACCGTTCGCGATGGCGGTATTTAGGCGGTTGAAATACACCTCCATCACACCCTGAGCACGCTCGGGGGCGACACGGAGGGATGCCAGGGCGCCGGACAGTGCGATGACTTCCTGCGCGGAGAAGCCCGCGCTGGTGGCGGAGGCCGCAAGGCGAGTCGACATGGACACGATCTCCGCCTCGGTGGCGACCGAGCGGCGGCCTACGAGGGCGATGGCGGATCCGAGGTTCTCGAACTGGTCGACCCGAAGCTCAGTGCCGTCGGTGTTGCGCAGCAGCTCACCGAGTGCACCGAACGCGGTAGCGGATGCTTCCACGGTGAGTCCGGTGACGGCAGCGAATCGGGCGGTCGTCTCGGTGAAGCCTGCTACCTCGCCCGACGTGATGCCGAGCTGGTTGCCGAGGGTCGCGATCTCCGACACCTGCGTGAATGTGAGGGGGATCTCGCGGGTAAGCCCCATGAGTTCGCTACGCAGCGCGGCGACACCCTCAACGCCCATCGACTCACTGCCGTCGAGGGTACGCTCCACGTTCGTGAACGCAGACTCCTGAGCAGCGGCCAGCGCGGCCACAGCGATAGTGGCGCCGCCGAGAGCGATGGAAGTGGTGCGGGCGGTGGTGGCCACGTCGTAGAGCGCGTAGCGAAGACGGGGGGAGGCCTGGTCGGCGAGTTCACGTTCTGCCTGAGCGAGCGAGCGAACCTGCGCGGCGGCCTGCTTGGACTCGTCAGCGAGGAGGTTCGCCCCGGAGCCCTGGCGATACTGCGCGACATCCTGGCCAGAGACGCCCTGGCTGGCCATGAACCTGCGGGGGTCGACGGGAGCCCCGCCAGCTGCTGCTTGCGTCTTCGAGATGGCGCGGTAGGCATCCTCAGCCTCGCGGATGCGCCCGGCGAGGGCCCGCCACTCGTCGGATGCGCCCTCGGCGCCTGGCCCGAGATCCTTGCGTGCGGCGCGGGCAGCCGTGCCAGTCTCCCTCAGCGCGCCAGTCGTCTTCTCGATGAAGCGAGCGGCCTCCCGGCTGGAAGCACCTACCCGGTCGAAGAGATCGTCGAGATCGCCGCCCCGTTCACGGAACGTCTCCATGTCGTTGAGCGCTTGGCGCAGGTCAACGGCGATGGATAGCGCTGCCCGTGCGTCGAATGCGTCTGCCATCATCCTCCGCCTGGGGCTCGTACTGCCGCGATCTCTTCAAGGCTAGGCTCGAATTTGGGCCTTAATTCTGGGGCTCAATCGTCTTCATCTTCGACCTCTTCGGCCCGCTCGGCAGCGAGCTGCTCGTAGTACAGCGAGCGGAAGTCGCTGAGGGGAGTGTCGTCGGTCGAGTAGAACTCGGGGTAAGCGACTCCTGACTTGCTGTCGTCGTTTACGTGCTTCTTCTCCTCCTTCTTCACCTCGTTGGAGGCGTAGCAGTCGTCGAACTTGACCTTCACCTGGAGGCGCGGGTCGGAGTTCCTGCAGAGCCATCGAGGCAGGCCGCACTGCGAGCACTGCTCGTCCTTGACGATTTGATACGCCTGCATGATGAGCACGTCGAGGTGTGACCAGGGCTTGCGGTTGTCCTCTCCGAGGATCATGGTGGTGGGCCGAACGCCGGCGGCCAGACTGGCCTTGATGAGGCTCAAGTACCTGCCGCCGGCGTTAGACGACAGGTACTCGGCTAAAAATCCGCGTCGTCGGTGGCGTTGTGCTCGATCGCGACTTCGTACGACAGCTCCAGCATCGCGCGCTCAAGGCGCGGGAACTGGCCCTCGGGGAGGTAGTCGCGAAAGGTCCGGGCTCGTTCGATCGACAGCGACGAGTGCGTTTCGTCCTGCTCGACGTCCGTCCAGGATTCGACGGAGGCGACAAGCGAGACCGCGGAGTGCTCCAGCTCGTACTCGTCCACCATGTCGGCGGGGACGTTCTTGCCCCTGATGCCGAGGTTCAGGCGGGCTCGACGACGCATGTCCCGCTTGATGATGTCGGGCAGGCTGTGGAGGGTGAACTTGAAGGCCGTGGCCTCGAGGCGCTTCTTGAGCGCCGTGACTTTTCGCTTCTCCTTCGCCAGCTCGGCCTGGATCTCCTTGGCTCGCTCGGTGTCGGCCTCCGGGACTTCCAGCCCTGCCTCGACCTGATGCTCGATGCGCTTCACGAGGGAGTTGCCTTCCTCCTCGAGCTGGTCAATGCGGCCGGCGATGCCCCTACGGACGCGGCGGCCGGTTCGGATCCCGCCCTCGGTCTGGTCGAGCGCGTACCCCAGCTGGGCTCCTGCTTCCGAGTCGGTGTAGATCGTCACGGACTTGCGGCGCTTCGACTTGCCGGCCAGGCGGTTGACCAGCTCGAAGTCCGTTCGAGCTGATTCCTGGATGCCGTCGAGTTCCGCTTCGATCTCGGCGGTGGCGTCCTTCTGCTTCTTGGCCATGAGGCCCTCCTTCGTTCGTGGTCGATTCCAGGCTATGTGCGATTTAAGACGCTAATCAGGGGTGCACGACGAAGCCCCCGATTCCTCGAGGGCTCCGTCGTCCTAGGTAGCGAGACTAGGGAGCGGTGACCGTGATTGCCTTCGTCGTACCGGCGGCCGAGCCGGGGTATGTCGCCGTGATGTCCACGGAGCCTGCGGCGATGCCGATCACGATGCCGTGCTTGGTCACGATGGCCTTCGTCTCGTCGGAGGAGACGTAGGTGGCGCCGATCGTGATGTCGTTGCCCTCGTAGACCGACTTGAGCTGGATCGAGGCGCCCGCAGCGACCGTGGTGCCACCGGTGACGGTGACAGCCGTGGGCGTGGCCGACGGGATGATCCGGTTGATGCCCACGAAGCCCTTCGGCTTGAAGTCCACCGAGTAGTACCGGTTCTTGTCACCGCGCTGCTCGGAACGCGCGTCGGTGATCGTGTGGAAGACGTTGACGACCTGGCCGGGTGCGAACGGCGTCGAGGCGGGGTAGCCGTCGCGCTGAATCAGCACCAGCTCCGTGTGCGGAACTGCGACCAGGTTGCGAGTCTGGCGATAGATCGAGGACGTGTCGGCGGGCGTCGGGGTGTAGAACGAGATGCTGCCACCGAAGTTCTCGTTGCCTCGGGTGGAGGCGCCGGCCGCGTCGGTGAGGGCGCGGTCCTCGTCCTGCTCCGATGCTTCGATGCCGAAGTCGTAGCCGTCCCACTTCGTGGCCTCGGAGATGTTCTTGGCGCTGAGGAACTCAGACAGCGCCGGCGTGAGCACGCTGGCGAAGGAGGCCTTCGGGGCGACGGCGAGCAGCGTGTTCTTGTTGCTGGCGATTTTCTTGCTGGGCATGACTCGACTCCTTACGCCGCGAGGACGTAGTTGGGCTTGGCCGTGGACTTGGAGATGAAGACCTGCTGGATCTTCTGCTTCTGGCCATCCGCGTGAACGTTGACCGGGAGGTCCGTGTGCGAGTAGTACACGTCGATCTCCTGGCCGACCGCGAACGGGACGGTGGAGGCGTAGCCCACGCGGTGGACGATGATGTAGGGCACGTCCGGCGCGAAGGTGAGAGCCTTCCACAGCGCGAACACGCTGTCGGCAGCGGCGGGGTTGGCATCCCGGAAGCCGGTCATGTCGTTGTCGAAGCCGAAGTCGGTCAGGTCGACGGAGTTGGCGGGCTCGCAGAGCGTCTTCTCATCGTCCTCCTGAGAATCCGTGAAGCTCAGCGTGAAGCCGTCGGACACGATGGCGCAGGACACGTTGCCGCCCGCGCCCGCATTCGCGTGGCCGGTGCTCGTGATCGGCGCGTAGCGGTTGAGGACCGCGGTCGTCAGCGCGTCGTACGCGACGAGACCCGTGGGGGTGATGGCATTCGGGATGCCGAGCACCTCGTGGGCAGGGATGAGAAGGACCGTGTCTGTCTCATTGATCAGCTTGTCAGGAATGGGAACCACCACCTTGTCTATGGGCCCACACCTGGGGCTTCAGGTTCAAGGCTAGGCGGGTTTTGCTCCCTTAATTTTGGAACACAATGTTAGCCTTGCTGCATGCCATCACGCCCGCATTCGAAATCCCAGCCGTTCTGCCACGTAGAGGGTTGCTTCAACTTCCGCCGAAGCAACCGATACTGCCCTGGGCATACGAAGCAGGAGCGAGCGGGGCTCGCATTCTCGACGCTCCCCAAGCAAAAGCTCGAGGCGTGGGCCGTCCCGGAGTGCTCGTTCGAGGCATGCGAGAACTTCGCGTCCCGTCGAGGCCTGTGCGATGGTCACTATGCCCAGTCGAAGCGAGGTGAGGGGTTGCGCCCGCTACGCAAGCACTCATGGCAGCGTGGAGGTGTGTGCTCCTTTGATGGATGTATGCTCCCGATGAAAGCGAACGATCTCTGCGCGACACATGCCAGCCAGCGTTACTTCGGGCACGAGCTTCACCCGATTCGCGGCCGCATTTCGTGCCCGGTGCCAGACTGTGAAGGGACCTACACCGCGAAGTCGTCGATCGAGTTCTGCGCGAAGCACACACGAGTCCTGCGCCTCTATGGGCTCACTCCCGAGCGGCTCATGCAGATGTACGTCGCTGGCTCAGTTTGCGAACTCTGTGGCGACCGGACGAAGACCGCGATCGACCATGACCACGCCTGCTGCGCTGGTGAAGGCTCTTGCGGCGAATGCGTTCGCGGGACCCTTTGCCTGAACTGCAATCACATGCTGGGCAGCGCCCGTGATAGCCCGGAGGTCCTGCGCGCGGCTATCGCTTACCTGCAGAGTCACGCCGAGCGGTCTTTGCGTCTCGCCGCGTGACGTTCCCCTCACCCGACTTCTCTTCGTGGGACGCGAGATAGTCGGCGACTGCCTCGCTGGGGATCGGGGTGAAAGCGAGAGGCTTCGCATCGACGTCAACTTCGATGAGGTTTGGATCCTCGAGAGCGACTCGGCGGTCGTAGACGCCGATGAGCCCGGTGCGTGCATGGCGGTACGTCCTCGGCGCGTTCAGGTCATCCATACGCTCAAGGCTAGGCGCGATTTTGGCGCTTAATTCTGGACGGAGTGGTCCCAGTCGACGCCCTGATTCACCGTGGTCTCCAGGTAGAGCCCCTCGATGTACCGGGTAGGGACGTTTTCGGTTGCGGGGCGGCGCGATCCGAAGCCGCCCTTCGCCTCGTAAGCATCAGCGGATTCTGACGGCTTCCAGTCGACCAGCAGCTCGATGACGTCAGCCATGAGATCCTGCGCGTCATCGGGGTCGCCGGCGACGCACGCGATAGTGGCGCCCAGGACGTGAGGCTGGCCCAGCTCGCTGTTGGTGAGGTTTCGGTCGCGCTTCGTCTTCACGGGGGCGCCGAACGTGATCACCGCGTAGGCCATCACTGAACCGTCTTCGGTGTGACGCGGGATGATCGCTTCGTCGTCGACCGACCCTTGCCAGGCGCGGCCGCCGTTGATCGTCTTCAGTTTCGCCAGGGTGTTGCGTCGCTCCTGGAGTCCGTGTGCGGCCATCAGCTCACCTTCAGTCCTGCGTTGCTCAGGCGCTCGAGCATCATCTCTCGCGCCTCGACGTACGACTGCTGGAGGGCCATCATTCCTTCGATGTCCGCGGTGCCGTACTCCTGGTAGAGGTAGTAGATCTCGAGGCCAAGCTCCCAGCCCCACGAGCCTTCGACTCGGCTGCCGCCGAAGAGGTCGATGTTGGATTGGATGTCGTCGATCATGTTGCCGCTGTCAATGCGGCCGGGATGTCCGCCGCTCGTAGCAGCGCGCTCTGCACCCGTCCTGGTGATCGCCGTCTCGATGATCTCCTTCATGCGGTCCTCGCCGAAGAGGGTGGCGTCCTCGATGATCCCGTGGGCGAAGTCGAGAAGCTGCTCTTCGAGTTGGCCGCGCATCCAGTCCTCGATGTCGCCGATCGCGAGAGTCACCGATTTGCGCGCGGTGCCGTGGCGACCGCGATTAGCCACGGCCGCCCTCGGTGACTGTCTCGATCGTTCGGAGTGCGGCATGCGACGAGTTCGTGGCGAACCGCACCTGGAACTTCATCTTCGCAAGCTCTGGATCGCGGCCGCCGGTGAACTCCACGACGAGTCCCTGAGTGACCGACTCCTCGGTGATCTCCGGGTCGCCGGCGAGGATCTCGCACTGGAAGCGGTAGCGACGACTCGACTGAGCACCGCCCCCGCTGCTCGTCTCTTTCGGCGCTTGGAGGTGCTGCGCGCGGGCCCGCCGTCGACTAAGCACGATCTCGCCGGGCGTGTACGGCCCGTAGTCGCCGGTCACCTTGTCGCGTGTGCCTCGCGTGCCTTTCGTGCTGACGGTGATCTCGCCGTTGAACTCGAGGACGGCCTCGTCGCGGATCTCGTCAGCCCAGCTCGAGCTAGTGCGCGAGGGGGGACGGGAGAGGGCCATTCGTCCAGTTTAGGTTCGACCTCGTTGCCTAATTCTGGCGTCAGATGCGGCCGATCTCATCGCCGCCGGTGGTCATCCAAACGATCCGCTCGCCACCCCGCCCCTCTCGCGTGAGGTGGCCGACGACGGTCGCCTGCGCCAAAGAGCGCTTCCGCTCCGTCTCCATTACCCGGAATGATCGCGCGAAGGTCGAGAGGGACTGGCTCCACAGATCGAAGTCGATCCCGCTCGCCGCCCACGCGCCGCGTGCGCCCTCGAGGATCCGCTCCGTCCCCCGCTGAGCGAGCGCCCGATCCAACGCTAGGCGTACCTCACCGCGCTCGGCCGAGTATCGCTGCAGCAAGCTCAGTGACGTCGTCGAGCCGGTGAGCGCGTACACCTCCTCGGCACGAGCGCGCTGCTCGTCAATGCCTGCCAACTGGGCGCGGAGATCGGCTACCGCGGTGTCCTCGCCTGTTTCGGCGCCGGCTCCGAGGGCGGCGTAGAGGGCAGCCATCGCAGAACTCTCGGCGATGGAGGCGGCGATCGAGACGTGTTGCCCGTCGAATCCGTCGGTCGTCTCAATGACCGCACGGCAGACGTATGTGCGCGTCTTGGATCCCCGAGAGTGCTTCCAGCTGGACCCCAACCGCGCACCGCATGGGCAGGTGAGCACTCCCGCCAGCCACGCCTCAGAGGGGGTGCGCCCTCGGTTTGCTCGCCGATCCGGGTCAAGGATGATCGCACGCAGCTCCTCCCAAGTCTCACGATCGAGGATCGGCTGGATTTGGCTCACCGGCTGCGCGATGCCTCCGCGGACCAGGATGCCCGCGATCCGATGCCGGGTCAGGAGCGTGCGGACAGATGCATTCGTCCAGCGCCCGCCACGCGGCGCCGAGATCTCATGAGACTCGAAGTACCGGATCACCGAGCGCAGCGAACCGCCTTCAAGGATGATCCGCGCCGCCTCTCGGATGTGTACGGCCTCCGACTCTCGAACCTGGTTGCCCCCCAGTTCCCACCCGAACGGACGGTTGCCGCGGTGAGAGAACCCGCGCTCGGCGTTCTGTTCATTCGACCGTTTCTGGCGTGCGCTCTTCCGCTCGACCTCCGCGCGCGCGACAGACGCCTTGATGCGCGCGTACATGCGTCCGCCATCCGTGGATAGGTCGGCCTCACCGTTCGCCGTGACAACGATCAGGTCGCGATCGGTGGCGAGGTCGATCCAGTCCTCGAGTTGCCGCGGCTGGCGCGTAAGGCGGTCGAGATCCCAGCACACGAGGGCGTCGAAGTTGCCCGCCTCGTAGTCCGTACGCATCCGGTCATACCCCGGACGCCGGACGTCGCGCTTGCTGGCGCTGACACTGTCGCTGTAGGTCTGCGTGATCTCCCAGCCGCGGTCCCGAGCGATCTTCTCGCAGTCGCTTCGCTGGCGGTCGATGGCAAGCCCGTCGCCGTGACGGTCAATGGATATTCGGAGGTAGATCGCGGCACGGACTGACATGCCCAT